TAATGCATGGATGTAGTATTGTGCTTCTATATCGGTTTCGATGGTAACATCCTTACCCATCTTATTGTAAATACCGTAGATTAACTTGGATGGATCTGCAGGTAACTCCATGGTTATCCACTCCAGAGCATTAATCCCATGGTTGTCTTTATCCTCGGGCTTATTACTCCAACCCGAACTTTCTAAGGTACCTGCCTTAAACTTATACTTTCGGATTTCCCCGATAAGCCCCTCACAACAATCCATTATTTCAAGGTACCCTGCCTCTATATAGGTATTAAGTCTGAATACCCTGGCGTCAATATTAATGGCCCCGGGTATAAAGCTGATTCCATAATCTAAAAAGTGATCTGCTAAAGTCTTTTTATCGTAGTCTCGCTTCGGAGCTGATTTTGGGTCTATGATTGGTGGACAAACCATCCCCCCGAACGGTATGTCTTTTGTTTCCTCGTGGAAGATCTTGGCGAGCTGCTCCACACTTTTGTTATTAGTACGAACTTCTTTGTACATAACTACCTTCTTGTTCGCCTCGTCTATCGCACTGAACAGGAATACGCTATCATCACTTAATCCATAATCGTAGGAGATGATTCTTTTCCAACTTCTTGGGATTTCTCTACGGGGTACGATGCAGGTTTGGGCGTTAGGATAAACCAAGCCTTCAGCATAATTAAAACTACCATAAACAAAACGTCTGACCCACCACGCAGGTTTATTTTTCGTAATGGTATCAATGAAATTCTTCGGTAAGAACTCATTGGCCTCTGTGCTTGTGACATGCGTGGATATTGCCACGTCTTTTTCCTTATCCATGATGATATAGTCATCCAGTATCCTCCCGTGCTTATGTATTTCGTCTGAATATAATAGAACTTCTTCCCGTATCCAACCGCTGTCCGGATTGGATTCTACGATTCCTGTACGCCAATCTGCCTGTAATACTGGGATATGAACCCCGTTTTTAGCGACTGTGAACATAGGCACTCCGTTAGAGTCTAACTTTGGCACTGTAGCTGAAAGGTTTCGCAATCTAGTCTTCAACTGCTCAAAGGCCGCCGGCTTTACCTCGGATGCTTCCAGGATAATAAACATATCAATATTATAAGATCGTAGTTTGTTTACATCATCGAATGGTCTAAACATAACCCTATGCCCGTTCTGGAAATCTATGTACTGTTTCTGATTACTTATATATTTAACGAACGAGCCTGGAAGATCTGCCTCAATGTCCCGTTTTATAGTCATCTCGTACTGGCTTGTTACATTAGCCCCTATGACCGTATTCCCCCCAGGTGAGATAAACATATGCTTATAAAACTGCTGTCTGCTCGTGAGGGTTTTCCCAGACCCATACCCCCCAAAGTTACCCTTGATAAGATGGGGGTCTGTATGAAAACTCTCCTGGTGTGCTTGTGGTTTATAACTGTTGTAAAAACTATTACACTTATTATTGGAGCACTCATACCAGAACTCGCTGTCGCCCCCGTTAATAGCAATAGCTTTGTTCATAAAATGCCCACACCTAGGACAAACTGGTTTAGTCATCTATCTTCTTTTTCGCTGTCTTCTTGGTCACGGGTTTAGCTGCCTCATTATGAACTTGGGCGGCTCTAGCTTTGGCTACCTGTGCAAGACTAACTGGTGCCTTATGATCTTTCGGTTTCGCTGCTTCTAGCCTAGCTTGCTTCGCAAACTCGGCTTCAATAATTTCATTCTCAGCCTTCAGTATGGCCGCCTCAGTTAATCCTGTGGAAAACTTGTGGGCAGGTTCTGGGTCAAGCTGGTCGAGCAAAGAAGCTGCCGCAACATTGAAAAGGTTATAGATATCATCCCTCACAACCTTCTGATCTTCTTCGGTTGGGGCTGCGTCTACTGTTGCGTGCATAGCACTGGCAATGGCAGAAAGTTGAATCTGGAGAAAATCTGGGAAAGGGATTGGTGGCATAACGGACATCTGGATCTTTCCGTCTTCCGACATGTGCGTGACTATCTTGATATTTTTAACATTCATCATAATCCTCCTTAAGAATTGAGCGTTATTTACTACCATAATTATACATTGTATTGGATATGAATGCAATAGTTTGACGGGGGGTCAATAATAAAGGGGGGGGTAAAATAAAAGCAAAAGTCAAAATAATATATAAGATTACTAATAGAAGGTTACACCAAAAAGAAGAATATTATATATGTGTATATAGAGTAAAGCCCAAATATGAAATTTTAAACCCCACCCCCATCGTAAAGTAAACAAGTGTACTATATCTTATTATATGTATCAGTTCGATTGCTGTCCCAATCATAGAAAGAAAGAGGTAATACAATGCTAAATGTAACACTACACTACACACCAGAAGAAAGATTCACATCATGGCAGTACACATTCAGAGAAGAAGACAACTCATTACCAGACACAGAAGAACTACTAGAACTACACATGCTAGACTTATCAGTTATAGAAGCAGACTACAAGCATGACATGCAGCTATACCAAGAAGACCTACACTCATACGACTCAGCCTTTATCAACCTATCTAAGTTAATAAGAAACATATAGAAAGGAGCACATCATGACAGAGTTAATACTTACTTACACAGTTAATGCAATCGTACTACTACCAATGTTATACGTTATAGTATGGATAATCAAAGGAGGCAACTAATGTACTACATTACGTTTATCAACAGTAAGAATGTAAGGTTTACAAAGCACTATGAGTATGTAGCCTACATCAAAGCACTCAACAAGTACAGGCATAGTATCAGAATCGTTATTGTTTCACATGGAAAGGAGAATTAGCATGTTACAAATCGCTAGAGTTTACTGGAAGACACCAGCAGACTATCAGAACACAGAGGTTAAGATTGACATCAACAGTGAGAACTTTACAGATCTAGTTTATCAAGCAGCTAGACTCAACCCAAGACGTATATCCATTACAGACATTGAGGAAATACCAGAAGACTATCTACAACTGTTAGGATTACAAAACAGGGAGTACGACATCAAATTAAATGGCACAACTATTCCATCAATGAACATACCTACAGCTTACTTCAAGTTTGTAGACCTAGACTATAACAGAATACCCAATGGACTAGGAGATATATTCATAGATAAGGACAGCACTTGCAAAGAAGTATTGCTCAAGTACAAAGGTAAGAAGATACCTACAGAGTTATTCCCAAAAGTAATGGAAGCATTCAAGCTATACACTGACAAAGCCAATGCTAAGGTCAAAGAGCTCAATCAAATCAAAGAATGGAGACTAATAGAAGACTTCTATGTACAAGCCATGTATATAGGACACAAATCAAAGCCAACATTCAAGGTATTCAGTCCAAGTGCCAAGACATTCCTAGAAGAAAAGTTCTATTCTGAGTACATGGAAGACATATCCGACTTAGAGCAGCCATTAGTAGAGCCATTAGAGACAATTCAGCTAGAAATGCGAACTTACGACCTCAATGTACCAGACATCAGAGTAATAAGAGACTCAAAACCCGTATGGAAAAACAAATATGTCAAGGTAACGTACGAAGATACCTGCCTAGACAACTATGTAGCCTTCAAACCAACCAAATCAGAACCACCTAAGTTCCAAGGATTCACGAAACCACTAGAAACTGTAGTATACTGGCCAGATAAAGACACACTACTCAAGAAATACTACAACGATACCAAGGAATTAAACATCCCAAACAGCATTAGAGAAGAATTAGTGACAACAATGATACAACCTAACTGGTGGTACAACATTAATCATCTCTATACACAATGGTTAAACTCTCAAGATGAAACGATTCAGACAGAATTCTACCCATTAGATAGTGAGATATGTCCAGTCTGCCAAACAAGGTACAACATCTACCAAGGATGCTTAGATCAGCTTACAGAAGAATATCATGTAGAACCTATAATGGAACTACCAGATAATATTGCTGATACATCTAATGATTACTACGATCAATTTGGTGACGAATGCTTCTGCAAAAGAGTTGAGGCATATCTAGAGAATCTACACAGAAATAAATAACAGTTAATTGTTAGGGCACTTTCAAACGAGAGTGTCCTATAGAGTTAATTGTCGCAGTCTATCCTCCCAATAAGATAAGATAAGGGTCAGCCTTCAAGTTTTCAGAATAGTTTGTATTGTTTATAATATTACAATATTATATATAATATATAATATATATATATATATATATCTATATATATAACTATATAAAAATGTATAAAAATACACAAAAAAAACCTCAAAAACCTATAAACGAAATTTAAAAAAGCAAATTTATACCACTAACTGTGACATTTTAAGGTAATGACCTACCTCAATTGACATATATTTCTTATTTTGCAACAAACAGTGGTACATTTGATACTTTTTAAAAATAGAAATAAATTCAGCGTCACTTTTCTATTTATATTTATGCATAAAAATGTATAGCCTTATTTACACCACTAAATAACCCTATCCAATATCACCAAAACACGAACGATTATGCCCAAAACCAGTTTATCGTTCGGAACTACACGAACAATAGACCCTTAAGGAAAACCTCTCCGACAGTAGTAAAAAACACGAACATTCATTTTATGCATAAAAAAGTATTAACATAATCTGTGTTATATTCAAACTCGACCAAAACATCTATACCACTCCCCCCTCACGTCTCAAACCCCTTCCAATTACTATCTTCCCAGCCTATACGTATAAAGGGTATGACTTTGTTCTTGTTTTAGTACAAGATTTCATTCAATATCATTACGTTACTGATTATGAATTAAAAAAAAGTAGAGATTTTCAGTTGTGAATTTTAATAAGTAATATTAATAATAATATTGCTTACACCAACCTTTTAACATAAGACCCATTGATGGGCAGAGAGGCTACCATGTCACTAAGAAACAACGCTCCATTACTTCCAGCATTAGCAGAAGGCTCCCATGACGCTACACTATCCGCTTTCACTTATTTCCCAGCTACTGAAACTGCATCCGATGGCTATGCACTTCAGATTAAACTATCCGATAGAATCATTACTGAAAGGAAATTTGATCAGAGTTTCACTATCTCAATTAGCCACCTTCGTAAACAGCTGGGTGACGACAGCATCATCGCTCCTAAATTGGATAAAGACGGCAACTTGGTTAGCACATCATCCGAGTTATTTCTGAAGAACCTAATGGACAAAGCCACTCCATTTAAAATCTACGTTGAGACTGTAGAAGTTACTCGTAGAAATGGCAATGTCTCAAATCAAAGAAACATCAACTTCCTTCCACCGTTAACCAAAGCCAAATCGGCTGAGTTGGTTATCACTAATCTAGATGATGGTGAAATCGTAGTTGATTAACCCTAAAGGGCCTTCGGGCTCTTTTTTTATGCCGGTCAAGTTAATAGTTCCATTTACATTAAAAAAGTAGTAATATAAGTGGTATATCCGTGGAATGGATAGATATATAATTGAATAGGAGGTTTGGATATGCGAGACGCTAAAGGAATGATGTTTAGCCAGATTGGGCACTGTGATGTAATTTGTATAACTACTAATGGATTTGTCAAAGCAAACGGACAGGCTGTAATGGGCAGAGGTTGTGCTTTAACCTATAGTAAAATGTATCCCGGGGCTACTAAAATCCTGGCTAATAAGATACAGAGGAATGGTAACCATGTTTCTAAATTGGGCACTGATAAAGGCACTGAATTCTGGTCATTTCCTGTTAAACATAATTGGTGGGAAAATGCTGACTTAGAGCTAATCGAACGATCTGCCAGAGAATTAGTAATATTCGCTAATGATGATCCTACTTGGACTAAAATCCTAATCCCTAGACCGGGTTGTGGTAATGGACACCTTGACTATGCTGTTGTTAGACCTATTCTAGCCCCTATATTAGACGATAGATTTTTAATTGTTACATTTTAATAGAAAGGAATTGAATAATATGAAGAAAGCATTATTGAAACTGCTGGAACAAGAGCAACTTTGCATTAGTAACTTAGACGCAGACAAACGCCTTAGAGATCTGGATCACAAATACCTTACTTCTAATAATATGCAAGCAAAATTCAGTGAGACTGCTCGATTAGAAAAGGAAGTATTCCAAGCCCAGCTTCAAATCAAGAGATATTTTAAAGAGCTATTATTCGAAGGTGATTAATATGGCAAGTTGCTCAAAACACTGTAAACATTATCTTTGTGCTTACTGTGGTAAATTCAATGAATCTTTATGTATATCTCAAAATATAATGCACCCGGGCTTGATATTTCATCCAATGCTACCATTATGGCATTTTGATAAATACACCGATAGTGCACTCATGAATATGGCATACCAAACTGACCCTTGTAATCAACCTATGATGTATGTTGAAATCTATAATGACATTATTAAATTCTGGCTGAAACATGGAAAAATCAGTAAAAAACAACGTGATTGCATTTGTAGAACCCTCGTTAACTCTTGTTTTGAAAGTAGGTAATTAATATGAAAACACCACCATTAGGTATAATGCCTAAATTTATCTGGGAAACAAAACGATATAATGCTCTCAACGCAGCTATTGCTCGATACCACAACGCCCAATTAGTAATACCTGTAGAATGGGTAACCGAACGTAATGAACTGCTTTTAAAATTAAAGGAGGAATACAAATGAAAGAACAGATTACAGAAGCAATCAAAGAATACACTGAATTAGGCTTAACTGCCAGAGCAGCAGAACTCCAGAAATTATCAGATCAAATCCCTTTTGTAGTTAAACTAGATACCTCTGAAGTATGGGCAGACTTTTATCTTAGTATTTTCAAACCGGAAAAATACCCCCATAGAAATTACACAGAAAGCCCAGAGACTATCAAAGAACTAAATGAAATTAAAATCATGGTTGTAGATGCTTGTATGCGTATGGCCCCTATGGGTGGGTTTGGTCTAATGTACCTTATAGAAGGTGATGGTGTCTATGGTGGAGGTGTCTTCAGCGGTAACTTTAGTCATTCACCTGTAAATATAAACTTTAGTAACTTATTTAATACGGAGGTAACCAAATGATAACAGAAACAGGCGGGAGCTTACTATTTATAATTGTACTTTATTTATTCGTAAGTTATGGAATCACAATAGTTTTATTTAAGGGGAATACATACTATGCAGAAGTGACACTCAAAGAATACTTATTAACTGCACTGGTTATCGTACCAATTATTATAATAGGCATAGTCATTATATTAATTGGATTAAGCCAGTTAGCTAACCTATTTTAAGGAGGAAATCAAATGAATGACAATCTAGGATTAAAAAAGTATACCCTAGTCCAATCTTTAAAGAAATCTGGTAAAGTTACTAATTGTATGGACGCTCTGGGTAAAGCTATGCTAATCATGTGGGCACTCAAGAATACACCTCAGAATAAACAATGCATTATATTTGAGGCAGAAACTGGACTAATTACAGCTCGATTCCATGGTAATAAATCTGGTTTTCCAACTGTAGAAAAAGACATTGAACATTTAGAGCTTTATGCTGAACTGGTTGAAAAGAAAGGAGTGCATTAATGGTGTCATTTATTTTAATAGGAACTATCATTGCCTTACTTTTAATTCTTCTGATTGAGTACCTCGCCAGACCTAAAGAAATAGACATCCTTAACATGGATGAAGCTATGGAGTATTGCATGAAACACCAGTGTAACTATTGTAAGTACGAAACATATTGTGAAGATTGCAGATTGTACCACTGTAGTATATTTGCAAACTGGAAAGGAAACAGAAAATGAGTGACATATTCAAAGACGCATTAATATGTGCTGCAGGCAGTGCTATAACAGCATTTTGCTTATCTTTTATCATCATCTTAGTAATAGGTTTAGTACGATGAACGAAAAAGCTGCCCAAAGCGTATATAATCTAATCAAAGAATTAGAAAAAACTGAACCTAAACCCTACTATAGTGCCGAAAGAACATTAGCCGACAGAAACCAACGCATTAAAGAAAACGAACTTGCAGATTGGACAAAAAGACACCCCAATACTACCCGATTAGACCCCGGCTTATTCCCAGAAGGCACTATTAATATGTTAAGAACTTTACCCGATGATCAAGTAGACGCTGTACAATTTAATTATGCTGCTTACGTTAGAGGTGAGTTTGCAGACCCTGTACAACCAGAACAAGTTTATACTGCGACTGAACTAGCTGAACGACAACACAGACTAATGATAGACGGGCAAAACCGACCAAGACCTTTTGAACCTTGGCGAGATAGTATAATTCCTTCGGAACATGAAAAAGAAATGCGGAACTATGTCAAACAAAAGGAAAAAGAGCTGTTCGATCGGTATATAAAACAACTTGCTGACGGGGAACAATTAACTAAATTAGAGCAAGACTATATTATAAATTATACTCGAATGAAACCTAAAGAAACTGGAACTGTAAATGTAGAAGAAGACTATTCCTGGTGGAGAGACCAAGAGGGAGAATACCATGAAATTGCTAAAATGCAAACTCATTATTTACAAAATGTGTATGTGTTTATCTTAAGACGTAATGGCAATCCAGAATGGCAATCTTATCTCCCAGTAATAAAGAGAGAATTAATTAAACGACACGCAGAATCTAGAGTACCCTATGATACCACACAACGGGGGATGTTATGTAGAAAGGATCAATTGGTGAAATAATTATGAACGATTTAGAAGATGTACAGATCATCAGAATAACAGATTGTTTTGGCTTAGAGATTGATAAAGAAAAGTGGGGGGTTACCCTACCTATAAATTCCCTCAAAGATATTGTAGGTATCCAGCCCAGCCTTACCCATGAATCAATTATCATTCACTGTAAAGGAAAGATTATAGAGGCAATGCCACTATGATAAAGACCTGTCAACTCTGTGATAAAGAATTTAATGCTAAAACCAAACGAGAAAAATACTGCCCTGTACCCTGTCGAAAACAAGCCGCACTTAAAAAACAAAAAGACTGGGCTAGGGAACATGCTACAAAAATTAAAGGTTATGTACCAGCATATCGCTTTGCTAAACCGGAGAACGAAGAAATCAATATTATACCACCTAGAAAGCCCTCAACTTTAGATGCCAAAATGAATTTAGCTGCAGCACAAGGTATGACTTATGCTGAAATGCAAAAACAAGAAACACTTAACAGAGCTGGCAAAATACAAATATAGTTTTATATAGTTTAAAGAAAGAGAGGAATTAAAATGCTTAAATATCACAATGATGGAAAAGAAAAATACCAATCACACGAAGTTTACGAAAGCGATTTTCAAGATATTGAAACAGGGTATGGCGAAACAAAAGAACAAGCGTACTTGAATTTCCAACACAATGTAGGGGTTTATATAGAAACGTTAAGATTATATAAAGAAATGAACCTAGCAATTGAAAATTTAGTTCCTGTTGATTGCTCTGGAATTATGTTAAAGAAATAGTTTCTACTATGTAAGAAAGGGAAAGTTATGGATAGAATGTCAGAAGTAATCCTTCGTGGAGTTGAGCAGATGAATAAAGAGTGGTCTAATTTGGGGTTAGAAATTACTATAAATGACCAAGCAATCCCATTAATTGATATGCCTAAACACCTTAAAGATAGGGATGAAATTGGAATAAGATTTGAAGATAAAGTGTGCAGACAAGCACTTTTAACTTTCACAAAAATGCGAACATAGTGATTAATAGTTATACATTTAATTGGTTAAAAATAATACAACACTTGATTAGAAAAAAGTAGTAAAATGGGTAGTGTATCAAGGAAAGAGGTATGTAGATATGAATTATAAACATATAGCAGTTCCACGACTAATTGTTCTTATACTACTACTGCTATTTATTTTAACGCCAGGACAACCCGAGCCCTCAAAGAGTACGCCGGCCCAGGTTATTCATAGAACATACCCCTTGACTGATGAAAGATGGACTGAGGTTACAGCTACGGGTTATTGTAAATGCATTGTTTGCTGTGAAAAAATCAGTGAAAATGCCGTTACTTATTCTGGACAGATCGCCCGAAGTTCCAGAACCATAGCTGCTAACCTCAGTTTTTATCCCATTGGCACTCGTCTTTACATAAAGGATTTAGGTATCCGAGTAGTTGAAGACACAGGAGGGGCACTGCACAATAAGGATATTGACATCTATTTCAACACACACAATGAAGCACTGCAATTTGGCAGACAAACTATTTTAATTAAGGAGATATTATGAGTAAAGTAAAAGAAGCAATTGAAGCTACCAAAAATGATCTACCAACTCTTAAAATGATGGTAAAATTAGCTCACGCAATTGAGATACTCTTATCATTGACAGACGACTTCAAGGAATTCTTTCCAAACAAAATGAAACCAAACTGCAAAGACTGTGACGACTGTAAAGAATGTGGAGAACACACCGCTGCAGAACTTGACGAGCTAATGGGAGAACTTGATAAACTTGTAAGTGCAGACATATCTAAACAAAAGAGCGTTATGTTAGCCTTCGATCCAAAAAGAAAAGTAGCTACAATTGACGCAAAAGAATCCGATTTTGATCCGAAATTCCTAACGTATTTACTGGAAAGCATAGGGCTTCCAAAGAATACAAAAGTTGAATTTAAAGTAGCAAAGGAGAAAAGCAATGAAAACTAAAATCATGGGCAACATCGCCATCATCAGCTCAAGTCTAACCCAGACAGAAATCAAGGGCCTTGAAAGACATAATCCAGACGCTTTATGTCTAAAGGACGAAAAGGGTAGCACTAAATATAGAATCACTTCTACATCTGGTGCAGCATCAATCACAAGAAACGGAGTCTCCTTCAATGAAATAGATGAAACTACTGGACAGGTTTACATCACTGTAGCACTCCCAGTTGGAACTGAAAACAAAGCTGTTTACATTGCTGAAAACTTTGGCAAAGCATTGACAGATTTGAGAACAGTAGAAGCAGCTGCATCAGAAGCATTCGCTGAAGTAACAGCCAACATCGAAGCAGTAGCTGACGCTATTGACGTAATCGAAGCAGTTTAGTTAACACCAATTTGAAACATAGGAGGAAATTCTAATGATCAGAGTAACTATTGGAACAAACACGGACAGGACAAATGTAGTCCTTGACCCTAACACAACCCTTAAAAAAGCACTTGAAGATGCAAATGTCGATATCGGCGTGTCTTCAATAACACTTGATGGTGCAACCTTAAAACCAGGTGACATCAACAAGACATTCGCAGAAATGGGAGTAACTGAAAACTGCTTCCTAATTGTCTGTGCAAAAGTGGAAAATGCAGTAGCATAATCCAAACCTCTTTCTTAAAGGCAGGCTTTAGCAACCTGTCTTTTTTATGGCCCGGGTCTCGGCGACTATTCAGCCCTACTGATATCTGGTTCGATACCAGACTGGGTCTTTTAAATTAAATAAATTGAAAGGAGCTATATAATGATAAACCTAACTCAATATTCCAAAGACTACATTGACGACTTAATTTCCAAAGACGTAAAGAAAGTTGTGAGTAATAATGTATACTCCAGTTTAAGTTGGTCTCATAATGGTGTATCTTCTTTTGCATATGACTATCCTATAAAACTGGTAAACACAACAATAGATGAACTATTTCGTGAGATTAAAGAGCCGGTTAGCTTAAGACTTGACAAACTAAACCTCACACAAGAAGACGTAGACCTTTTAAAACATAACCCAACAAACCCTGGGAGCTGGCCTTATCCATTAAGAGAAACCATACGTCGTGTAAACGAATATAGATTTAATACTCCAGCAGCAGACAGAAAATTTCCTCATATTACAATAGCACATATTACAAAAGGATATTCTGGGATCAACTCGATTGGACAAGAATCTTCCAACAATGCAATACCTTTTAAAAGATTAGAATCAGCTACGACACTACTGAAACAAAATGGAAAGCACAGACACGCAATGCTTGAAGTTGGCCCATCACAATACCTGTACATCACTAATCAATGGGGCTCAACATTAATGTTTGCCATGTATTCTTGTATGCTCTTACTATTCAAACATATGTTATCAGAGGAAACAGCCGCAAAAGCAGAAGAACTAGCTCTTGATATATTCACAGACAGGATAAGTACAGAAGCACTGGTTCATAAACTCGCTTCTATAATCGTAGACCCTAAAATACAACAAGAGCAGTTTAGAAAAAGCATCCAAGGTATCGAATACAAATTACGAGTTAAAGAAAAACAACAATATGAAAAAGAATTAACTGACGTTACAGTTTCTCTACGAGACTTAGAAATAGAAATAACAGACTTGTGGACAAAACATTCTTTCCTTAATCGACAAATAGATTATCGTAATGCATCTCCAGACGCTGAAGATGAAAGCAACGCACTATCTGAATTTATTATGAGAACTCAAGAAATAGTAGGCCAAGCATATAACCCAGAAACTCAAGTGCTTCAACTCGCTATTGTAAACGAATTGGAATATTATGAACGAGACGCATTCATAAGCTCTATCAGAAATAAAGATTCAAGATGGTGGGAAACAAACGACTTTAGTATGTCTTCACTTTTAACTTTAATTATTTGTTTCTTAACTGAAAAGTATTCTTTAATAACTAAAAGCATGATAACCCTAAACTTTGCGAGAAAAGAAGTAAATAGAGATTCCTCAACAGCAGCTCTAGCTGAATTAAGAGAATACATGGGAATGTCACATCCGCATATTATGGGTATTAGTTGCTTTGGTTCAAACAGAAGTCAGATTATAGCAGGAATGGGGAAAGGAAACTACATAGGGTCTGTTGCCCAAACTATAGCTGCCTGTAAAAACATGAATATGACTGACAGAATGGCTATAGGAAAACTGCTAGAGTACACAAACATTGCAATCGTTCAAGGTAAGCCATTTATCAAGAATAACAGAACTGGAGAAATATTAGATTATGCACACTTCTATGAGGAAAATAGAGATAACATTCAGCTTATGTTTAACTCAGAAGCAACTGCAAAAAGAACAATGACTCAATCAAAAGAAGATGTAGAAACTATCGCTGATATATTTGATAAGGAGGAAGATAATGAGTGACAGAGTAATTGACTTAGTCAAAGCCAACTGGGATGTATTACTAGAAAAACATGGCAAGTCACTATACGCTATGAGAATTGAAGACATTTATTCTTTAGTAGCACCAAAACCAATGATACTATACACACCACTAGCTGAAATGAAAATACACGCTTTGGTTAAAGAAAGCACAATTGAAATAAGCTGGCATGGTTTAGTTGAAAAAATCAACGATATGACCTACCTTATCACAGATATCCTAATGTACCCACAAACTTGTACAGCAGCAACAGTAACCACTGACGATGAAAAATACACCAATTGGTTACATAGCCAACCAGATGAAATCTTTAACAAGATAAGATACCAAGGACACAGTCATGTTAGAATGGGAGTTATGCCATCCGGAGTTGATCTGAATTACTACAGAGATATGATTAAGAATCTGAAAAAAGATGACTTTTATCTCTTTGAAATCAGAAACAAAACAAACGAAATGAACATAAGACTGTACCAAAATAATGATATACCAGAATGGTTTGTCAATCGAGAACTACAGACAACAATAGCAATTAATGGAACTCCTAGTGATGTATATGCTCAAAGAATCATGAGTGAATTCATACAAAAAAAGGAGTATCCAAAACCCCCCTTGGAAGACAAACTAAACAAAGCACCTAAAACTATTAAAGGTAAGAAAGGGGACATCAAACTATGAACTTAAACAAACATAGGGAATTCTTTGATCCCGTGCAAACAGAATTGGCTATTCATATCATAGGTGTAGGAGCAGTAGGTTCAACCATAGCCGAGCAATTGGTAAGACTCGGACTGGCTTCCTTACACATCTATGATATGGATATTGTAACAGAGCACAACCTAACCAACCAAATGTATTACCATCACCAAAAAGGAGTGCTGAAAACAACAGCTTTACGAGAAACATTAGAACGAATAAACCCAGAGGTATATGTTGTAAAACACGAAAAAGGGTACATCAAACAACCCTTAGGAGGAATTGTTTTCTTATGTGTAGACAGCATCGACCTTAGACGTAAGATAGTGGAAAACAACCAATATAACCCTAACATTTCCGCAATGTTTGATTGTAGAATGGAATTAACTGGAGCTCAACATTACGCTGCAGACTGGAAAGACCCATACTCCATCCAAGTTTTTTTAGACTCTATGCAATTTTCCAGTGCAGAAGCCAAAGCTCAAACACCGGTCAGTGCATGTGGAACATCCTTAAGTATTAACCCAACAGTTAGAACTTTGAGTAGCTATTGCATAAGCAACTATATTAACTTCATAAACACAGGAAAACTGAAGAAGTTTATAATATTCGATGCTTTCAGCTACGACACTTACGCAATTTAAAATGTACTAAATGATACAACGCAATTTAAGTTTCAATCCTAAGCAATGGATTCAACTTAGCTTTATGTGTTCCACTAAAGTATCAAATGCTTCGGAGGGGAAACACCCGCAGATGACGCCCCAGTAGGAGGCCGCATCCTGTGGGTCACCTGGAGATGGATATGTTATAGCGTAATTCCGGTTAAGATTCAATAGTTTTTACAAATTATTAACCCAAAAGGGCTACGAACTATAACATTTCAACACAATTCCCCTAAGAGCATCAGACATTCAACAGTCTGCAGAGCCAACAGCTCTCAATTTCATCAGAACTACCAGCAAAAGTTAACTTACTTCTGGCACCCTGAGCTAAGTTGATCACCGTGCAGCACTGCATACTCCCGTATACCACAGTTTAGGTTGTATCAAACCAAAAGAAAGGAAGTACACAAATGTTTTATTTAACTTACAAAAGAACCATAACACAACGACCTACACCAGCACCATCAATAGAGTATTTAATAAAAAACTTCCATAACGTAAATCAAACCCCAGTTTACCCACTAGATCCTATCCCATCATTTGCAACAGCAACAAAAATAATAGACCATATAAGCAATACAATGATAGATACTTACGCACCTTATATTGCTCAGCAAAAACTGATTGCACTATGGAACGAAAGTAAGTACCTACTGGATGAAGATATGTCCAAACATTATTACTCTTTCTTAATCCCAAAGAAAACAGGTGGTCAAAGAAAAATCATGGCCCCCAACGACGAGCTGAAACATTACTTAAGACGCTTTGTAGATATTATACAAGACGATTTTCACATCTTATTTCATGACGCAGCTTATGCTTATACTAAAGGTCGGTCAACAACTGACGCAGTTAAAAAACACCAAAACAATGAAAGCCAATGGTTCTTAAAGATAGACCTTAAAGATTTCTTTCCGAGCTGTTCATACAATAAAGTTAACACAGCACTACAAAGTATATTCCCATTATGTTGCCTTTATGATAAAGTAGAAACCAAGGAAGCTCTTGAAGGAATGTTAAGATTATGCTTTGTAAATGATGAACTTCCACAAGGTACCCCAGCAAGTCCGTTACTAACGAACCTGTTAATGTTACCTCTGGACTACACCATCAAAAATAGATTCAAAGACTTCAACAAAAGCTACTTTGTATATACCAGATACGCAGATGATATCTTAATATCTTGTAAATACAATTTCAATTGGAGAGACGTTGTAAAAGAATTAGATCATGTTCTAAAGACAATGGGCTTAACCATTAACACAGAAAAAACAAGATACGGTAACCGAAACGGAAGAAACTGGAATCTCGGATTAATGCTTAACAAAGACAACCAAATTACAGTTGGGCATAAACGAAAGAAAGAAATCCGAGCAATGATTCACAACTTCCTAGAAGATTACCACAAAGGTGAACCGTGGTCGAAGCAGGATACACAAATATTCCTTGGACAACTCAGCTACGCTACACAAGTGGAACCAGATTATTTCAACCATGTTATTAAATTAGCAGGCCATGGACGAAAATATGACCTCAGAACAGCTTCATTGCAAATTCTGAAAAGCTAATTAAAATCTTACAATAGCAATTACTAATTAAAAGGTTAGCCCCCTAATTAGACTTTAAGTGCTACACTAAAGAAAGAAAAATACTAATAGTACAAAATTCCAGGATCTTCAGACCGTCTCGGTTAAACTTCGCCGTACTGCTCCGGGCCTCCAGTGGAAAAGCAAGCTACGGATCCAACCCGGCGTAGCACATTTTGTAAAGTTCATTTCGCAAAAGCACTACACTCACTTTACAAAACGTGCACTGCCGGAGTGGATTCCTCAGCTTGACTTTTCCCACCTGGGGCCCAGGAGCATACCGGCGAAAGTTAACCCAGACCGCCTGAAGATCCTCGAATTTTAATTTTTAAGTATTGTAAGATACAAAACTACATATTAGAGATATAGGCGTAAGTCTAGTTTCAAGTGCTACACTGAAATAATATAAAGTCAAGGTATCACGTCTTTCCCATACGAGGGGAAACCCGTTTTAATTTAAGTAATATGTAGACAAGGAGTCGAATTATGAGTAATATAGAAGATAGATGGATTGAACTTCAACTCTACCAACTTCTAGCAGATTTACAGGACTTCTCCAGAAATCAACTAAGTGTCCTCGATGCTGTCGAAGTATTAGCGGTATGGGGGAAATTCAGTTCAACAAAAGCAGAAAAACTTGTCTTAGATGTTATGAGTTGGCCCCACTTTAGACCTGCAAGAGAAGAACTAGCAATCCTAGCACATAAAGCCGGAGTCGATATGCCAGAAATTACAAGAGTAACACAACTGGAAAGACACACCATCTACAGAGCAATTCAAAATGAAGCAAAAAACCCAAAGATGTGGGTGCCTAGACTTACCTTAGAAAACACCAAATTAGCCAAACAAATCATTGATAGCCACATCAATCTAAGAAAGGTAGGAATTTATGGATCACGAACAGTTAAAGAGACTGAAGAACATGCACAAAATGCTTGGACAAGAGGCATTTACTCTGAACCATTATGATTTCGCAGAAAAAACGGCAGAACCAGACGAAGAAATATGGAAAGAGTTTTTAGCTATCCCAGAAATTATGGAATGGCGTAATGCAGAATTTCAGATCATATCAGACACAGAACTAAGAAAAACAATTCATGGAATTAACACTTCCAAATCAGTAGGGCAGTCACAGCTTATTGGAGCACTTTCCAAAATTAATGAGGTCAGTGTACAAAAAACTGGGCCTGCCTTTGTTTACTGTTATACCCCGTTAAACTCTGAAGAAGCTCAAGCTCCGGATATCAAAATCTTAACCAAAAACCCATTTGGAGACCCCGAATGAGCCCCGAATTACGACCATACCAACAAGAAGATGTAGCATTCCTAGAAAAATTAGACAGTGCAGGTTGTTTCAACGAACAGCGAACAGGAAAAACACCCACTGCCTTAATTTTAGCTTCGCCATATAAGAAAATACTCATTATATGCCCTGGATCGGCAATGCCACAATGGAAAGACGAATTTGAGAAATGGTTAGGTCGGCCATGCATTACCTTAATTGGTACACCTCAAAAACGTAACGATTTATTCGCACAATGGACAGATGGACTGATTGTATCCTATGACATCTTTAAAAGTACACTGAAAGGTGCAGGACTCGTAAAAGACATAGTAAAACATCCCCCAGATTTTATGATCGTCGATGAAGCACATAGAATCAAAAACCCCAAATCAGCAGCAGCTAAATCCGTATTTGCTTGTAAAAAGTTTACTAAAAAATTGGCATTAACGGCTACACCTGCTCACGGCAAGTCTCAAGAAATATATTCTATCTTACATTGGCTATACCCAACACGATTTACAGGATATTGGGCATTTGTAGATGAATTCTTTGCACAAGAGAAGAAATGGGGAGCAAATGGAACTCAATTTATAGATATTGGGGGCTATTTACCAGGAAAAGAACTGGAATTACAACAGTACCTCGCTACTATCTCTACTCAGCGTAAACGAAAGGAAGTAATGCCATGGTTACCTTTGAAAGATTATACACAAATCCGATTAGAACCGACAAAGCACCAAACCAAGTACCTCGCCGAACTCCAACAGTTTTACGAAACAGAACACGTAATTACGCAAGGAACACTCGACAGGCTAATCCGATACCGACAGATATGCTTAGCACCAGCACTTCTAGACCTCAAAGGAGAATCCCCGAAGTCAGAGTGGATTAAACAGTATCTTAAGGATTACCCAGAGGAATCTGTTATCATATTCTCTAAATTTACAAGCTATTTGAAGTTACTACAGCAGGAATTACTAGAATTTGAACCAGCTTTAATGATAGGAGCAACTCCAATCCCATTTAGAAAAATATTAGTAAATGAATTCCAGAAAAAGAGAACTAGAATCCTATTGCTTAATCTAGATGTAGGCAAGGAGGCCCTTACCTTGGACACAGCGACGACAACAATCTTTTGTGATAAGTACCCTCCAATTGGAGATATTGCTCAAGCAGAGGACAGATTCGTGTCAACCACAGAGGACAAGAAAGACAAACCACACAAAATTATTGAGTTAATGATCAAAGACACTTACGATGAAGAACTCTATAAACTTTTAGAGAGCAGAGCAAGTGAAACAGACGTACTCAATAACTATAAATTATACTTAGAAAGGAGAAAATTATGACAGTAACAAACAATCCAATTTTCAATTTCAAAAAAGCTGAAAGAGTACAGTGTAAAGCATCTATTATGTTACAAGGACTATCTGGCACTGGTAAATCTGGGCTGGCATTAGCACTAGCCGAAGGATTAACCAAGCACGATTGGGACAAAGTATTCGTAATAGATACTGAAAACAAATCAGCACCACTATTCGTAGGAATTCCCTTCACATCGGGGGGCACATTCGGTTCATTTAACGTAGGGGAGCTAACAGCAGACATTGGATTCAAGCCTTCATTCTACTTAGCATTTAGAGATCACGCAGTTCTCGCAGGTGCAGAAGTAGTTATTGAAGATAGTATCTCACACGCATGGCAATACAAAGGTGGCGTCCTTGATATGGTTACGGCAGCAACTAATAAGTCTACTAACAAAGCAGATAAGTATGCAAGTTGGAGAGACCCAGAAGTAGCTTCTGAAAAACAATTACTATTAGACCTTATCAGAGATCCAAGACTTCATGTAATCACAACAGTCCGTGTCAAAGAGAAGTATGAATTTGAAGAAGACTCAGCAGGTAAAAAGAAATTGGTATCTATGGGAGAACAACAAATCATGCAGGATGACCTTAAATATGAGCCCGATCTAGTTCTTGAAACCATCGAACCAGGCCATGTTTACAGCAAGACTAAGATTCAGTACCCTAAAGCGAGATGTACTAAGACGAGATATGCTATATTCAACAGAGGCGAAACTTACGAGTTCACTCCAGAATTAATAGAACAGCTCAGGCAGTACCTTAATGAAGGTGCAGACCCAGAAGTGTTGCTAGAAGCTCAAAGACAAGACTACATCATCGGTGTAACAGAGTACATTGACAATAAACCAAACGCTAAAGTAATCTGGTCAGAACTGAAGAAACAAGCAGGTTACGGCGACACCAAATTAAGTGAAATGCCCCTTGATGTTATCAAAGAGCTATTCATAAAACTAACTATATAAAGGAGAAAGACAATGACAGACGGAACACAAACAACGCCAGAATTGGTAAATGAAACAGAACCAAGCACAGCAATCGCAACCAAAAACATGGACGATTACAACAGAGCAGCTGGAACAAGACCAATGCCTGTAGAAGCACCTAAAAAGAAAAGAGCCCCAAGAGGAACAAAATCAGTTAACCCACTAGCAGAAGCAAAAGCAGAAGTCAGACTACTTCAAGCTAAAAATGAAATGCTCAATGAGCAGATAAAAAATGCCTTTGCAAGAGAAAGAGCTCTTATAGAGTCTGTTGAAAGCATGGCTGTAAAAGTACAGAACCAAAGTACAAAATTAGCACTTATAGAAAGACAAATGAGAAATGTTGTCGATACCATCAACCTAGGAGGCAAATAATATGGCTATCAACTTTAACGAACTGCCAACTACCAGTGGATTCGCAGTACCCCCTAAAGGGAACTACCTAGCATTGGTTGAAGTAGCAGAAATGAAACAGGGGCAGAATATGGACAAACCACCATATCTAAACCTAAGACTTGCACTAACTGACCCAGACGGAACATCCCATGGCAAAATATTTGATATCATCTCAGAAAGTGAGCATGAAGTAATGAAATTCAAATTAAGAAGATTCATTGAAGCATGTGAAATTCCAATCACAGGAAACTTTGACTTAAAAGACCTAGTTAAAATACTTCCTGGAAAGCAGATTATAGTGCAAACTACAATTGAGCCTGCTAAAGATGGTAGACCCGAAAAAGGTACAGTAAATATTTTTGCAGAAGGTGTTTACTACCCTAAATCCAAAATGAACGAAATCTTCGGAATACCAACTGTAGCAACTACACCAACAAAACCTACGGCTCCAACTCCAGCACCAGCTACAATTAATGCAGCAGACGCTGAAGACGACGCAGTAGAAGTATTTGGTGTAGACCCTATAGAACCTGCAAACGAATATTAAAGTATGAGCTTTTTAACAGAATTCTTCGACATAAACGAGGAATCTGGCGAAGTTGCCGTATGTTGCCCCTTCCCACACATTACTACAGGAGGGATGACATACTTAGAACACAATCCTTCTGCACATGTAAACACTACAACAATGTTATATCATTGTAAAGTATGTGGTACAGGTTATTCAGAGGCTCAGTTCATACAACAGCTTCTAGGTTGTGGTGTCGCAGATGCTAAAAAAATACAGCACTGCTTCACTACTACAGAGGATTTACACGATTGGAACGATTCAACAATACTAACAACAGCCTCAAAAGAACGAGGTCTAGCCCTTGGTATTTCAGAAGAAGTTCTGAGAGAACTCAATGTTAGCACCCCAGCTGGAACCGGTGACCTAATTGCATTCCCAGTATTCATGTTTGACCATCTTTTAGATATACGCAAATATGACCCTGGTAACAAACCTAAAGTCAAATCTAGAGCTAAATGTGTCAGTGGATTAATTATCCCATTTGATACTTGGAGAACATCACCAACAACCCGTACAACAATAGTTTGTGCAGGAGAGAAAGATATGGCTATCGCACGATCATATGGTTTCAATGCAATCACCATTACAGGTGGGGAGGCTACATTACCTAAAGCACCAAAATACTTTAAGGACAGAAAAATAGTTATTGCTTATGACAATGACGGAGCAGGTATCTCGGGAGCAAAAAGACTAGCTGCCACTTTAAAACCTTATGCCGAAAGTGTAAAGGTACTGACCAATTTCCATGAAGTATGTACAGAGCAAGGCGAAGACATAACAGACTACTTTATGAAGTATAACAAGACTAGAAACGACTTAATCAAATGTATATCAAATACAGACGAGTACATACCTACATTGGAAGACCTAAAGAAAGACTACCCAATCGTAGACCTTCTAACAGCAAGTCACCCAGATAACATAGGTAAAATACTAAGGAGTAATGTACAAATCGTAGCTGTATCCGAAGCAACTTACGCCACACCCTCAGTGATCACAGCAGATAAATTTAGAACCGGTGGAGAAAACGACGGTATGAAAGTAGGAGAAACTCGAGACTGGGAGTTAAATGAACAAACCTGTCAAGACATCCTACACCTTATGGACAACAACTTCACAGAAGAAACCATAGCAAAAAATCTACGTGGTATGCTAAAGATTATGCTGAAAGAAAAGTATGTGCATATTAAAGCACTAGAAAAGAAAACAATATTCAAGGCTTATCTAACAGATATGTTTGAAACATCCGATACAGATACACAGCCTATGGAGTACACAGCTTACTCAATTGGTAACAAATTAGAGTCTGGTAAAAAGTACATGGCGACTTACAAATTGGTTCCTCACCCATATAAAGGACAACAACTAACGATGATTGTTCTGGATGTAGTGCAGGCTAACGATTCCGTTTCAAACTTTCAACTGACTCCAACTGTTAAAGCAAATCTCCGAGCCTTTCAAAAGGTCAAAGGAAGTGTAGCTGAAAAAATGGAGCACATTACAGAAAGAGCAAAAGGATTAATAGGATACGATGGTAATAACCAACTGATCCAGACAATCGACTTAGCATTTCACACAGTGTTACAATTCAGATTCGGAAATTTTAAAAGTGTACGAGGTTACCTTGACACCATTATTGTAGGAGAAAGCAGAACTGGTAAATCCAGCACTGCCGATATACTCAGAACAACATACGCTCTAGGAACATTTACATCATTGGCAGGAAATAGTGCAACAATAGCAGGACTGGTCGGAGGCTCAAACAAAACAGCCACTGGCTACCAGACTAGAGCAGGTACTATCCCCCAGAATCATAAGGGATTAATCATCTTTGAAGAATTTGGAAAGTCCAACGCAAATGTAACTGCAGAGCTGACTGATATTCGATCTTCCAATGAAGTACGGATAACCAGAGTTTCTGGGACTATCACATTACCTGCAATGGTAAGAATGATAGCATTAACAAATACTAAAGCATCTGGTGGAGCCATTAGACCTATTGCAAGTTACCCAAACGGAATAAGTATTTTACAGGAATTAGTCGGAACAGCAGAAGATATAGCACGATATGACATCGCACTTGTATCAGCTGACCGAGGCAACAGCCAAATCGACCCATTATGGGAACCTCTAGAACCTTTTACAATAGAAGAATATAGAGCTAGAATTCGATGGGTATGGAGCCGAACTCCAGATCAAATAATTATCTCGCCAGAACTGAGCAAATATATAATGGAATGTGCTAACACATTAAATAAAGAATATGCTTGTCATATTAAAATATTTGGTACAGAAGCATGGAAAAAACTAACTAGACTTGCACTAGCAGTAGCAGGGTATCTAGTTTCCACCGATCATGAGTATGAAAACCTTATCCTACAAAAAGAGCACATAGACTATGCAAGAGATTATCTCGTCAGTATCTATGATAACTCTACTTTCAAGCTCAAGGAATATGCAGAGCATGAAAGAAAGTATTCCACGATAGACAAAGAGGGCGTAGACAACCTTCAAGATATCTATCAGAAATCTCCAAGTATGATACTTCAGTTAGAACAGAGCTCGGCTGTAACTAAAAATATGTTAGCTGCTGCTACTGGACTGGATACTGGAGAATTAAATGCTGTGTTAATGCGATTAACAAAAGGACTGTTCATTCAGATTCAGAACCATGACATTGTTCCAACTGAAAGATTCAGACTTGGTTTAGGAAAACTCAATCGTTCAACCAGCATGGCAAGGCTAGGTGAACCCTCATGAGACAATGGATATCAACAACAATAACGACCAACAGACAAGCCAATGAAATGCTAGACCTGTTGAAATTACTCGCTCCCAAGGTTGGAGCCTTTGACTCTGAAACTAACGGACTGCATATTATAAACAGTACACCATTCCTGTTCCAGTTTGGATATTTACATCCAACAAAACACGTTGGTTACTCATATGCAGTTGACCTAGAGAAACAACCACTGTTGGGCCGGCAAGTGATAACTTGCTGGCACGACTATGTCTCTAAAAACTTTATAAAGTATTTAGCTCATAACACTAAGTTTGACTTACATATGCTTTGCAATATTGGCTTACCATATCTTACGGAAAACTTATCCGATTCAATGTTCTACATTAGATATGCTCATGACGCAGTTCAGCCTGCAAATGGGGGCCCACCACTTGCACTAAAAGATTATGCTTCACAATACATCGCACATAATGCGAAGTATCAAGATAAACTTTTACAGAGTGAACGGGCATCCATCACAAAGGAATTAAATCTGAAACTGAAGATTAGGCTAAAAGGATTAGTTCCTCCAACGGACTGGAACGCCAAAGCCTATACATTAGGTGTACTCACTGACATGTTTAAAGACCCAGTCTCTGACTGGACTTGGCTACCTGAAGATGCCCAAAAGGTATATCAAGAGTGGCTTAACATAGACGTGCCAGAAGTTATTCGACCAAGCGTAGTAGCTTTGGTGGAATCAGACTTCATACCATATACTATTCTGAATAGAGAAACTCTAATCAAGTATGCTCATTTAGATATAGTATACGCACTAGAAATCTATGACCATCTGGAGCCTATAGTTTTGGCTCGTGGTAACGAGACAGCCATTGAAATAGAGGAATCATTAATAATTCCACTATGGGAAATGGAACGAACTGGATTTAACTGTGATATAGATTACTTAATCGAATCACAGGGTAAAGTCAAGGAGTACATTCTGGAAAGGCGACAAGCACTTTACGACCTTTGCCAGAGGAAAATCAACATAGGGCAACACGCCTTGGTTAAAGAAATACTTGAAACTGATTTCAATGTCAAATGCACATCAACAAACAAAGATATCCTGGATGTGGTAGTCTCAGATATAATCCGTGCAGGAGACAATCCCGAAGCAGTTGAATTTATTAGCACTATCCAAGAACTGAGAACCCTTGAAAAATGGTACTCTGCCTACATCATGCGGTTTATTAGACAAACCAAAGGTGGAGCAACTAGGCTGTACACAACCATCAACCAAGTTGGTGCTGTTACAGGCAGAGTAACATCTGATTTCCAACAGTTTCCAAAACAAGGTATAACCAAAGTTGACGGAACTGAATTATTCAATCCACGACGCATGGTAATCTGTACTGGTGGAGCTTACAACTCCATCATCTATCTCGATTAATACAATGGTCGAGAATAAACCCCGAGAATTGCTGGAACATCCCACCGGGACAATCAGCAGCCGAGCCTGGTAACAGGAAGGTTCAACGACTAGTCGAAAGACGTACACTCAAGTGAGTGGAAGCACGGGGAAGTTTGACATCAAGTTCAACTTGTGGTATCATCTAATTGAAAGAAGGTGATAACATGGCAAAAGGATTTAAACAAATAAAATATTCCAAAGCTGATGAACAATTTCTTATAGATAATTATGCAACATTAGGTAACAAAAAATGTGCAGAATTACTAAACAGAAGCATAACAGCACTAAACCATAAAGTAAAAAAGATGAACCTAACTATCGACTGGAGTTATACTTACACTTCAGTACAAGGATACTTAGTAGACTGCACAGACCGAAATAATAAACAGGCTAAACATCGTCAAATTATGGAACAAAAAATTGGAAGACCTTTAACCGCACAAGATATAGTTCATCACATAGATGAAAACAAGTTGAACAACAATCCAGAAAATCTGGAACTGCTAACACGGGCATCACATATAAACCTACATCGCCCTAAATTAATGGCTGCCAAACTTATGATATAGTCTACTCTGCATAGTAATATGCAGCAGTCACATTGACGAATTAGAATTAACGACTCTAGTTGAATATAAGGTATTCGCAGATAGAATTAAGATTCCAAGCATTCTACACTATATTAGTAGGCCACCCAGATTTAAACCTGTGTCGTGCCTACATGCCATACAAATGTATCAACGGGTTAGGCGAAACTTTTGACTATAACAATCCAGATCACATTCAAAAATGGAATCAAGATTGGTACTACGAAGAAGACGTTACTAAACACTGGGAACCTACTGATGTACATGGTGCCACAACTATGAGTGCAACTGGACTTACTCCAGCTGATCCAGAGTTTAAAACATTACGGTCAACCATAGGTAAGCGTCTGAATTTTGCGAAAAATTATGGGGCCCAAAAGGGACGCATCCGACAGATGTTCCCAGAATGTACTGAAGAAGAAGTTGTCAGAATCAACGACGCTTATTATAATACATTCCCGGGTGTTAAAGAATACCATAACTATTGCTACGGCAGAGCCAATATGTACAGTTACACCGAAAACTTATTCGGTGTGCGATACTACGGAGTCAATGGTCATAAACTTATTAACTCACTTGTTCAAGGAAGTGCAGCGTTCTATCTGAAAAAGAAGATACGAGAAGTATATGACTACTTCAAGTCCAATGAACTTCAGTCCACATTCCAGATGAATATACATGATGAACTATCATGGGAAGTATTCGATGGAGAAGAACCACACTTCTTTGAAATCAAAAGAATTATGGAAGACTGGGAAGACGCCCTTGTCCCTATAGTTGCTGAAATGGACATCACCAACAAGACTTGGGCAGACAAAAAGGGGGTGGTATCAATTGCAAATATCTACGATTATCTTAGCGATTGACCCCTAGTGGGAGCTTTGAAGAAGGCAAAGGCACGACTGGTTGGTGCTTGTTTAACAGCACCACAAAAGAAGTTCTCCAGATCGGAGAAATCTGTGCCTCATACTTCACTCGTTCAGAGTTATACTGGGCAGCTCACACTGCATTAATAGAACAAATGAATCAAAGGTATGGGCCAGACATTACTATAGTATGCGAAGACTATATCCTATATGCAAACAAAGCAAACAGCCAAATCAATTCCAGAATGGAAACACCAAAGTTGATTGCTATATTGCAAAACTTCGCATACATGCTAAACATCCCATTCAAACTCCAACTAGCAGGGCTTGTAGCCAAGCGTTGGGCTGACGAAATCCTTGAGCATAAAGGGTACATTGAAAAGTATGGCAAACGTAGTTATGTATTAAACCACGAAGACTACAAACACAATCTCTCTCAGCATGAACGAGATGCCATACGCCATGCAGTACACTACAGTTATTTTGGGAAGGAGAAAAAGAAATGAGCGAATTTGAAACAAGTTATCTCTACAACCAACCGGCTGTAGATGAAATCAAAGTAGGCAATGCAATGCAAGAGGGTAACTTCACTATGAATTTAGAAGGACTCCCAATTGTGGTCGATGTAGTAAACATCGGCCAGTATGCAAATGAAGACTATGCTATCCTCCGTAAAAACGGATTAGGTGGTTCTGATTCCTCCAGTGTACTTGGTGTAAACCCATACACTTCCAGAGCAGAACTTATCCAGGAAAAAGCTAGACGACATTTAACAGAAGAAGAAAAGCTCATTGGAGAAAAGACTGCTGTTAAAAAAGGACGTGATCTAGAACCACTAATTATCCAGAAGTTTGAAAATTACTTTCAACAAGAAACTTTCAAACCTGCAGATATGTACGGCTACATTGACCAACCATATTTGAAAGTTAATTTCGATGGTGTCACAGGAATTCCTGGGCAATACATCCCTGCAGAAATAAAAGTGGTCACAGCCTACGGACAGAAACACTATTCCCCAGAGCGAGCAATGTTCAGTGAGAACATGGGCTTCAGACCACTCCCCGATAATATCTCAATGAACAACTGGTCAATAGAAACTAAGGCTGGGTTCTATGGAATCCCACCATATTACTATACCCAGTTACAAGCACAGATTTCAGCACTGAATGCACCCTTCGGTCATCTGTCAGTTCTGTTTGATAAGGATTGGAAATTCTATTCCTTCTTTATCTGGAGAGACGATGCAATGATCTCTGCATTAAAAACAGAGAGTTACAAAGTCTGGGAACAGGTTTTAGCCCTTAGAGCTACTAAATCAGAGTGGGCAACCAATCCGATAGACATATCCACTATGAAACCCATGGAACCGTTGCAATTACACGCTTCCAGCCCGGGCTTCAAAATTGAGTTCTAAGCGATTTAATTTTAAATTAGGTAATAGTAGTCCACGAAAAAACCAGAGAAATCACTCTCTGGTTTTTTTTATGCCAATCAAGTCTACCTATAGTAATAAAACATATCTTTCAGTCTAAACTGTAACATCTTCGGTGTTAGCTTGGTCATTCTCATAGATTGTTTACTGTTACCTTTCTTACTGTAATGTTTCTTAAAGAAAGATTCATAACGACCAGCCTTCTGGTTAGGGTAATACTTCTTAAAGTATGATCGTCTTCCACTCTTGCTGTATGCTTTACCTGCCCCCGAATAAGAACTGTACTTCTTGCCACTTGATTTCTTCTTTGGACTTCTTGGTTGCCATCTCATGTTTGCTCCAAATACACTTGGTGCGATCTGGGATAGAGCTTGAGATATAGGGTGCCCTTCTAATCTTTCAGAATACCTTGGTATCTGCTCTCCAATACGTTGAGCTAGTGGCCCTATCGCTGGTAGATATGCTGCAGCCATTTGAAGATTGGTTTGAGCTTCTTGATCTTGCATCGCTAACAACATCGCTGTAATAGGATACTTCAACCCAGCATTTACCCTGTTCCACATCGATCCATCTATCGTACCCTCGTCTGTTCTGAGAGGGGGCTGTGTTAACAGGTTATACACATCCATATACGACGGATTCAACTTCAATGTCATGTTGGTATCTTCAAACTCTATATTACCTTGAAGGAGACTATACTGTAGTGACCTATTATTTTCTAGTTCTTCCTGTGGAATAGAATCAAAATTCCAGATAGGCCTCATAGTATCTCCCATCATACTGAACAACCTAGGATTGTTACTCATGACATCTATCCAAAACTCCAAGTTCCTCATTGTGAATGTATAGAACGGGATTACTAACTCAGCGATATATTCTGAAGGGTTCTTCAACCCATATTCAAAATGCGTTTTAGCTACCATTGTATACGCTTCTGATTGTGACCTACCACCTTTTTCAAGTGCCCATAAATACTCAGCATACCGGGCAATTGATTCTACCTTTTGAGTAGGCTGTAACATAAACTCTACACCTATGTTTGCTGTCTGCCAAAGCTCATGTTCTACAGTCCTGTCTTTAGAAGCAATCATTTGCTTGTAGTAGTCTATACTTAATTCATCACCTTTTTCTCGGGCTTCTTTAAGTTTATCTCCCCAACCTTTATAAGTCTGGTTGAAGGATTCCTGGTATGCCTTATTCATCTCAGCTGCTTGTCCTGCGGCTGGGCCATCTTGATGAAAAATATGAATTCTGCTAAATTCTTCTCTAGTCATTTTAGATGGTTGTGGATTAGCACTAGAGAAATACCAATCAATACTTTGTAATTGGATTCTATTATACTTGCTATGGCTAATTATGTCTTTTAGTGCAGTATTATATCGACCTTCATCTCGTAAGGCTCTACCATAGAATGCCATCATTTCTAAAGGGCTCTCTGTGACAATTGCATTCTTTACGAAAGCATCTACAGCATTACGGAATACAGCACCTCCTGTCATTAGATACCCCATCTTAGATAGATAGGTAAACTTCTGTACAGTTCTTAACCACATATTATCAAAATGGAAATCATTGATTGTTTGGAACGCTTTACTGTATGTCTGGTAATGCATGAACACTGGATTAAGTTTACGAGCTGCTGCTAAATCAGCCTCATTCCTAATCATAAGTTCTACTACACGAGCTCCTGTCTTTGACTTAGGGTCTTTTATAAGTGCTACAAGTCTTTGTTCTGGAGCTGCCTTCAATGCTTTTACAATTTCTATATCATCCATTTTTGATAACAGCCCTGTATTAATACTATGCATTTCATCGAAGAATAATTGCATGTATCCTACAACAGCATCTACAGTCATAGCATGATACTTAGCACTGTTTATTAAGCCTTGTGCCATGGAACCGGGGTACCCTTGCTGGAATATACGACGGTATTTGGCTGAGCCAATAGAGGAAGTGAATGTATCTGAGGCATCCATCCGAGTGTGATGTAACAGTTCGTCAGACTCTGGTAGAGCTTGACGTAATCTATCGGAGAATGTGTTATAGTAATCCTCATATAAACTAGGGTTGGCGATCTCTCCCATGGAGAAATCAATTTTATCCCCAACCAAAATCTCTTGCTGTGCATGGACATCCATGTATAGTTTAGATAACTCAAGATTACCCGTCAGTTTTGATTCCTTAAGGGCTTGGGCCATGTTCAGTCGTGGTAGAGTGGTTGGCACAACACTGGAATCTGGTCTAACACGGGAAAGCACTAATCGAATTTCATCCCCTATGAAAACCTTTTTAGGGTTATTAAATTTACTATTATACAATTTTATAAGATGGGAGTTAAGAAAGTCTTCCAATACTTTTGGATCCCCCAGCTTTCTAACTGATTTACTAGCTTCAAATAAACAACTGTCAATTTTTTCTTTGGTTGCTCTTAACGCTTTAGAGGCATCTGTAACTTCTATATCTGCTTCCTCATGTAGCCTATTACGAATTTCTATTAAGCCTTCTTTTATTTCATCCCAGTTTTTGTACTGTTTGCCTGTCACTAAATTGGCTATCTCGTTATATACCTCTGGTGTTTTAGCTATGACATCTGGGATAGTGTGTTGATTCACAATATCCTCTGTGACTGTAACCATATTACTTTCAAACTCGATACCAGTTCTAGCTGTAAATTCTGGAGTGAGTTTCTTTTGGAAAGCAACAAACATATCTACAACATCCATGTCTTGCTCAAACCCTAGTATGCATATCTTCATCATACGCTTACTTCTTAACAATGCCCATGCCAATGTGTCTTCATCAAAGGATAATACTATCTTCATCTGCTGTCTTGCCATTGCATGTTGTACTGCTTTATGATAGCTCATGTATTTTTGGAATCCTTCGGCATCTACGGAACCATCCCCTTTAATAAATGCTCTAACATCTTTAGCAATCTTGCGTCCTAACATATAGGATGGTTTCAGTAAGGCAGCTCTTTTGTCATATAGTGCTCTTGCAGCCTCTCCTAAAGAAGCTACGTTTGCAGCTTGGTGCAGAACATTCATGAAGTCGGCCTGTCTTGCGTACACATCTTCCACAGCATCTATGATTTTAACAAGGTCTACTTGTGGTGTGTTAACGCTGACAGAGTCTATCAGTTTGTAAATCTGGTCAACGTCAAATTCATCCACAGGGCGTTCCTCATTATGGAACTTATTAAACTCTTTATTAAATTCATCCATCTGTCTTGCACGGAAGTTCAATTCATTCTCACTAAATACTAGCTTTCTTGAGTTCTTGAAATCAAGTAATAGTTTGACTACAGCTTTAGAGTCTGCGTCAGTAAGTAGGTCTAGGGCTGCACGGAACTGCTCTCCCATTGAACTTTTTAATAGGAACCTTGCAGTAGCGTAATCTACCAAAGTATCCTTATTTAATTTAACATGTTTTAAATAAGGGTGTGCCTTGATCATATTGGCTACTAACTCATTTATCTCTGGTGTGAACGGGTTACGTTTGAACAGAGCTGTGTTTGCAATACTGTCTGCTGTACGCCCCACAATATTAATAACCTTACCAAAGGTAATGATATACTGTTTATCATCTACGATACGTAGGATATTCTGGATATCATCTACTGCAATTCTAGAAACCATTATCGGGTCGTAGTTCTTTTTAATTCCGTATAGTGGAGCTGGGTTTAAATGTTTCACACCATCAGCATCTACATAGCTTCTGTAAATCTGGTTAATATTAATAGGCTCATATATTGCAGACCTTGTGGCTAAAATTGCATCATCATATTGTGCACCCCTTTTAGCAATGACATACTGGTGTGCCATAGCTCTATTAGAATTTTTAATACCCAAATACACCGACCTTAATTCATAAGCCAGTGTGCTTAAATTTTTCAATAGTGGAGCTGATACTCTAAACCCATCGTGCTCAAGTTCGTACTTTTCAAAAGCACCTTTAACATTGTCTATTAGATTTAACAGCTTGGAATCGGGCAATTGCAACAGGTCTAGCTCAAAGTTAGAGTCTCCAGATACCAATGCTTTCTGCCTATAAAATAACTTCTGTGTTAAAGCAGACAGCACATGCTTCTGTTCTCTACTTATTTCAGCAGCTCCTAGCTTCTTTTTATACAACTCCATAGCATCTACATGGGATACGTTCTTGCTTTGTAATAATGACCTCATTGCATTGATACGAGTTACCTCTACTAAGAATTTCTCTGGGCTTAGATCTATCCTAAGCCTAGCTTCTTCTCGATCAAGTATTTTCTTAAGGAACGGTAAATCGAAGTCTCCACCATTCCATGTAATAAATCTTACTTTACCTGTTTCCCCAGGACCCCCAATACGAGCTCCTATCTTTTTCTTGTAACTAAACATTGGAGCTAACGCATCTTCAATTAACTCATACTGTGCTTTGTCATGGTGTGTGGCAGTTGACTTCATATACTTAGCATATACTTTCTCATATGTCGTCTTGGGGTTTTTCTTAAATGCCTTAATGAAGAACTCATTTTCACTATACAGTTCCTCCATAAGTTCTGCACTTGGTGGTCTCTCTGGCATTTGTATAACTTCATTAACATCAACACCCTTACTACCAGAAGCTCTCAAAACTAATTCAGTTACATCTCCGTTAGGTCTACCGTCTGTTTCAATATCAAAGTAGATTGGGCGTATGCCTTTTTCTTCCATCTCTTTGATTAACTCTGGGAATTCTCTTTGAGTTATAAGTTCAAGTGCATGTGTGTCCCCTCTGCCTGTATGTGGGGTTCCCTCTACTTGGGCTAAAAACTCTGGGTCAAGATAGAATAAATCCTGCTTGTAAGACCTATCTTGCAATATGGTTTGCAGTTGAGTTTCCGTATCTTGAATGATATGGTATACTGCATTGCTTATATCGTCATCTGTCATTTCACTTGTTATTTTATTACGAGCCGAACTATGTATAGAGTTTAGAAAGGCTACTCTTACATCCGGGGCAACTACTTCTGAAATTCTACCGTATACTTCAGAAACAAAATCTCTACTGTTGGCGACACTACTTTGTATCATAGTCATTGCATCTGTTAATTCAGCTACTTCTTCTATTCCTTTTGTAGTGGTGTCTACCATATTGATTTCGTCAAGCACAGCCTCCATAGCCTCATGAACATTAGACTCAACCAACATAGTTTCAAACCCTTGCTGTTGGTCAAATTTATAAGTGTACCAAACACTTTTCATGTTCATATTCCCTATAGGAGAGTGTATCAAAGAATCGCTTAATTCGTCAATCATATCCATCATCTTGTATGCATGAGTGGCAAATTCATCTTTAGTAAATGGTAGTTCTAGGAATGCATTAGTGGTTTTATCTTCTTTTATCTTTCTAAGAGTATGCTCCATACTTGTTTTTATACTTCTTAAGACAATTAAGTATTCTTTGACTACAGTTACAGTCTTTAAATTTTTATCGTCAAAGGATTTTAAAGCATCTGTGTATCTACTCCAAGTTTGTTCCAAGTACATAGGGTCTTTAATAGGGGCCCCTTTAGTAATTTCATCCCCTTGTATCAACTTATCTCTATACCCTGTTGGAGAGTCAGCGTCACGAACAACACCTTTAACTCCAACATCTGCATGGTCTATAGGTATGTCATTTGCAGGTGTGTCGGTGTATTTACCAACTACATCTCCAGTGGAGCGTTGTATAATGTCCCCTTTATTAGTAAGTATCTTACCTACCTGTTCCTCGGGCACAGCTTTTGCAATATTACCTAGGTATATTTGGTTTATTAAATTCTTATTAAAGGTGGTTATGTTAACCCCTTTAGGTATCTGTATCTTATAAGTAAACTCTTGGAAGTGTTTCGTAATATCAAAAGGAACCTTAGTAAACTTTGCATTAGCTTCACCTGTTTTAGTTAGCGTATCCTTGATTAATTTGAGCATAGCAACTTCATCTGGAATTTCTCCATTGGCTCCGATTGTCACACGCTGTGCGTCACGAGCTTCCTTGATCGCTGCCTTTAAATATTCGATATGGACTTCTTGCTGTGTGATAGTTTCTATATCCAACAATCTTTGGAGTATATTATTAGGGCCGCCTTGCTTCAATGGAGACCTATCTAATAATGTAGCGTATTCTTCTCTAAGATTCTTCAAAGCTGTTTCAGCGTTATCCAACGCTATAGACGCTTCTTTAACTTTATCATGTGCTGCTTTTGCTTTTACGTTACTTTTAATACTATCCTGCTGTCCTTCTGCACTTAATAAATCAGCTTTAGCTTTAGCCACTTTATCCATGGCGACAGGAACCTCAGTAACAGAACGCCTATTGACTTCTAACATTGCTTCTTCTGGAGTTGCAAACTTTAATTTATATAATGTAGCTTCAACCCAGTGTTTGGTGTTAGTATATAAGTCTTGGGTAGATTTAGACATTTTGGTAAAACCCTCTGATCGAACAACAGTATCTAATACTCTATCAATTCTAGATAAATTTTTAGTTCCTTCCTCACCCATTAATTTTTCTGCTAATCTCTGCATTATCTTCTGCTGTCTGATAAATGCAGGGGGAACGATTGGATCCTCACTTAAGTTCTTAGTATAGTAATTGATATCGTCATAATGTTTTGCCATAGCTCGTTTAAATGCTCTGTCAAAGTTAGCTTCTGCTCGAAGTTCTTTATACACCCCTACCCAGTAAGTGTGGTATCTCTCATACATTTCTGGATGATCCACAGCCAAATCTCTTAATTTACGTATTAAGTCTACCATGGTTGTAGCCTCTGGGTGGAGCTCTCTTACCTTTTGATCTACCAAAGTCCGCTGCATCTGAGATGTCATTTCAGAGTTTCTGGACGCAGCAAAACGGATGTCTCTCAACATCTTATCTAGACTTGCAGCATTATGGGATATGCGATCATAATACTCTTTGAATTTAGTGTCTAATGCCATTGGAGGTCTATCATTACTTTTCATATATTTTAGAATTGCATCGGCTCCTGCATCATCAACTAAAAATATATCTCTTATATTCCCCCGTAGTATATACATATTTTCTTGTACTGTATGTACCTCGTCAAACAAGCCACCTCTTAAGCTGTAAAGTGTTTTCTTAACTTCAGCAGTGTTAGACCTTATGGACTCTCTCAATAAACTTTCGTGTATTGCTTTGTAATCCATATCATCGCCTGTCTTGACTAGAGCTTGATTCAATGGCAATATTCCTCGTTCCATTGCGTCAAGAGCATCAACAGCACGTAGTATATTTAATGTGTTACGGGGAGTAAAGAATGATTGTGCAATATTAACCATTCTGTTATTAGCTAATTGTTTTGCACCTCTAATGCCCTTGTATAATAAGTACCCTGTTGCTCCAACCGGTGTTCCGTTCAAAGCTCCTAGTAACATATTCTTCTCAAAGGCTTGTGCAGGTGCCAGAAGTTTAGATGTACTTTCTAGGATACGAATAGATTGGTCATCCAAGGCTTGTTTCCTCAGCAGTTCCCCAATCTGTTTCAAGGCATCCATACCTTCTGGGGTAGCCATATACCTTGCGGCGAAGTCATTGGACGCATGAAACTCTATACTTTTAACTATGGCTTCATCAAATGTTTTATAGATTCCATTCTGTACAGCTTCGGTTGCTTCCTTAACTGTTTTCTTTATAAACTTTTCAGCCCCAGCTTCGGCCACATCTACAACACCTTTAGCAGCCACATCTCCTAATGCAGTAGTCATTGCTTTTCTTAGACCTGCTTTAGTACCGGCTGTTACAGCTGACTTGGCCCCGAGTGTAACCCAGTTTAAAGGGTCTATGATAACTTCCATAAAGATATCTGCTGCCAGATTACCTGTATCGAAGTCGAAGTTCTTTCTACCCGGAGTATCATCATCCCAACCTATGGCTTGTTTGAACCCGTCCCAACCGTAGCCTTGTGCTACAGCTTTGATAGGATTGGCTAGAATATCTATATTCTCTGTAAATGACATAAGGTTATTCAACGCCAAAGCAGTCCAATCATTTTCTTTGATTGGGCGTATGGTTGTTTTGTATAATACTTCAGCCATTCCTGGGATAATATTAAGGATTGGAATATCAGACATTCCACCCCACTTAAAATCTCTGGTTAAAGAGCTTGGATTTAATAGTGTGGAGAATATATCTGCAAAGGAATTCAGTTCAGTTGGATCATTGTAGTTTATAAAAGGACGGTCTGGCATATCCCAAGGGGTTGACTTCCAGTAACCATAGGGGTTCTTATACTTATTATCATAAGGGTTCGGATATTTGTCACCATATGGAGAAGAAGAACTCTGGTATGAGTCCTTCTTTTCATATGAATTAGGATACTTATAGCTTACGAATTTAGCCATGTTTCTCTCCTTATTTTAATGAAATTCCATAGGGACAAACTGTATGCCTTTTCCTGGGATAAGTTTATACTGCTCCGTTATTATCTTACCCTGTTGTGGAGAGCTCGAAGTGTACATAAACTTGGCGTCTTTGCCTGCTTGAGCTTGGCCTTCTTCAAGTGTAGCTACGATTCCTGCCTCTTTAAGAATCATCGCTGCTTGGCTTGGTTGCTTGTTTCTCAAAGCGTTCTGGTAGTCTGTCCAGAAATCACTTCCTGTCGCTGGATTAGTACCATTAGCGTTGTAGCTTGAACCACCTTTGTAACTTGCTGCGTTTATTCTAGCTGCATCAGCCTGCCCTTTAGCGTTTATATTAGCTGCTTCAAGGGTACCTTTTAACTGTGTATCTGCTGTGTAGTTTCTAGCATTAGAATCAAGAGCACCAACACCATACTGTGTATCAGCGGCGTACTTACCTGCATCAATTCCTGCAAGACTTGTACCTGCACTATTGGCTGCCTGTAATGCAAGAACTGCATTCTGTGCCATCGCTGCCTGTTCTTTATCGTTAAGCATTGCACCAGTCTGTGCCACATTAGTAGCCCCGGCTGCGTTAACTTGTGAATTCTGGAGAAGTGCTGACATCTCTTGTGCTGCCTGCATCCCTCTGGAAGCTCCAGTTGCTACAGCTGCTGCGTTTGATTTACGTATAATATCGGCTTGGGTCTGTTGCCCAGTGAAGATCGAATCCATAAACTGATTGGCTACCATCTTCTGTTGGCCTTGCTGTACTCCAAAGGATTTAGCAGTAGCATCATTGTAGATTCCTTCAATGGTGCCTCTGTCAGTTGTAATCCCATACAGTTTAGCAAGTGCTGCTGCACCTACCATATTAGCAGGATTCTGTGAAGGTGTAACCCCGGGGATCATTGGTGCTTCTGCAACTGCCCCTTGTGGCCTTGATGTTTCAACTCCACCTTTGTCGGTCATAAGATAATACTTTCCGTTCTCACTTACAACGGTGTCACCAACACCAACCCTAGATCCATTAGCATAGAAGGTTTGTCCCCCAGAGTTGTATCCCATAGCAGAAGTTCCATCTGCCTTAAATATTTCAGCTCCAAAAGATTTAGCTGCTGGGGCTGGAGTTGGAGTTGGAGTTGGAGCAGGTTTACCTGCATTAGAATACTGTGTTGCTACACCTGCTTGGGATCTAATAGCATTGGCTGCTTTATTAGCTGCAAGCATTCCTGCATCATCTTTATTCTTTTGTGCTTTTGCATACGCTGCACTTTGTGCTGCAATTAATTTAGTTTGTGCTGCTGTTAGTGCCATTAATACACCTCCTATTCCCCGTCTACTTTATTAAAATTAGATAGCCCATTTGCACCCAAACTGACCGAGATTGATGTCAGCAGATAAAGCACTAGGTCAAAGGGAACGAATGTGCCTCCTTGAAATTGTACTAATAGGATTAGTATAAACGCTACTAAAGCCGAGTAGTATTTAGTTTCAAGGTATTTAATATATGGGAGTCCTTTTGTAAACTCCACAACCATAAACACAATTGTTACGAATGTTGCATACGCCGTGAGCAAATCCCATGTAATATAATCATTCATTGTCCTGCTCCTTTTCTCGTTCGAGCACTAGTCTCCCGGGTGTTAGTACAATTTCTAACACGCTCTTTAATCTCTGTTGTATTTGCGAGTAAGGAATTAACTTGGAGTTCCATTCGATCTACGTTAGCAACATGGTAATCCAACTTAGTTTCCATTTTACTTACCTGTCGTTCTAATGAGTTTATGGATGCAGTAGATGCTGCTTGCATATCACTCATAGTTTTATTTAAGACATCTATGGCAGATCCTAATGCCTGCACTGCTTTTGAAAGTGTATCCCCAACACTCTTTAATGCTGGGATGAATTCTTTAATCACAAAGAAGACAATTGCGAATATAATCCCGAGGGCTATGACGCCAGCTCCGAATGTTTCGATCTGCTGTAATGCACCCGTATTGTCTATTATTTGTTCTGCCATCTAGTCACCTCACTAACTTGCATTCGCAATAACTTCTATAGTCATATTTTAACATTTTTTGTATAATTATGCAATGGTTACGCTATCCATGTCTTACCGAAATATTCTACCACTGCCTTGGCATAGGCTACCCCGAATGCTCCCTGCTCTGCCTTGGTATCAATGGCTTTGACATCGTTCACATTATCTAGGAACGCTGTCTCTATAATGATAGACGTAGCATAGATCTCTCGAAGGAACCCATAGTAGTCCTTGCCATAAGAGTTGAGTCTTGTCTTAACCCCTCTGCTGTTCTGCCCCAGTGCCTTGGCATACTTTTCACAAAGCAGTGCAAGTTTTAAACTGTCAGTACCAACGATTGATCTAAAGGCTTCAAACCCATCTCCACCGCCTGCATTGTTGTGGATTCCTATAGCAATATCTGGTTTGAACGCATTACATTCCTTGATTTCGTCAACCAATGGGTCGTACACATCACTGGTTCTGCTGAGTAAAGTAATGTACCCTTGCTTTATCAATGCAGCGTTCAGTGCCAATGCCATAACAAGGTTTACATCCTTCTCATTGAGGCCGTTTGCAACAGCCCCAGAATCTGAACCACCATGCCCTACCCCTATAAATATCTTCTTTTTTAAAGTAGTGGTTGGGGGAGCAACTGGATAATCAATCCCTTGAGTAGCAAAGCCCTGCTCGATATATAGATTGTGCTTGCATTCTGCAGTGCTGCCATTGATTGCTGGGATATGCCCACCATCTCCAATGATGGCCAGCTCAAATCCTTGAGCCTTTACCCATAGGTTGATCTGGTAAGCACTCATGCTATGGATATAAATCTGGTAGCACTTACCTGCCTTCATGGCAATAACAGTATGGGCAGTCTTGCGTAACACGTCGGTATAGTTGTAGTACTTTCCATTTTTATAGAACTTGGCAAAGCCTTCCACAGATGGTTTGTAATTACCTATCAGTCCTACACCACCAACAGCCCACAGTACGTTGGCTCTATCGGGAATTTCTGTGTCATACTTGTATCGTCCGTACCCGAATGTGCCATCTTTATATCTGTAGATTACTGATTCTGGGTACCCTAACCAAGCATGGCAGGCAGACCCACATACAGCCTTGCCTTTATTTACAAGTATTGATCCTGGAATTTTCCCACTAGGCCATGTAAAACTAGCAGACATTGCATCCTTGTAATTCTTCAGTGGGCCATTAGGGTCAAACACCAGTAAATCATCACTTACTATTGCATGTTCATATCCTATCTTAATTGTCTTTGGCATAATAGCCTCCTTATAGGGGTATTGCTACCCCTTTGATTTTACCTAATTAGTCAACACTAATTCCTAAATATCCTTCAATTACTTCAATTCTTTTTAGCAAGTCGTTAGTTTTTGTGCTTTTTTTGTCAATTAGCTTTCGTTTTTCCTTAACACTATTCACCTTTTGAATCTCTTCATCAGACTTCACTTTCATTTTTTCTATCATATTGAACCTCCCCAAGCAACCGCAAGTAATTTTACATTCCCATCAAGTATAATTTTCAATACAATGTTTGTTCCTGCTGATTGTGCGGATATACCTGTTACTGTATCCAAGCCACATTCTGTAAACGTAACTCCATTATTTCTTGATATGTAGCATAATATACTTCCAGTTCCAATAATTGACATTACTTCTACTATTGCATTAACCAGTGTCCCTTCTGATGTTGTTGCATTCCAAACAATAATTGCAGTATCTAATGCAGCTTCTTTCATTTCGATTTCTGCTATTTTTATATATATTCCTGCACCAATAGCGGCTGATAGGACTCTCCAATATCTAACATTAGTAGTTGTCGATACATCAAAAGTTTGAACATCAGTTGTTGCAGAAGTTACCAAATCTCTTACGGTAGTCCAAGTTGTACCGTCGGGGGAACTTTGAAAATGTAGAGTGCTATTTGAATTAGAGGCTCCTAATTTAATAGTTACTTGTCTAACACACGTAGGTAATGCAAATACATATCCAACACTAGCGGTTTCATACACGCCAGTACCTGATTGAGATGATTGCCAATACGTTGAAATATTATCATCAAAAGCGTTGTTTGGAGATGACCCTGCATATGTACCATTACTAATGGTAGTTCCACCAACACATTTATCAAGTGTATAAACACCTACAAGTGCCGCACATTGTAAGGATTTAGCACTATTATCAAAATAATATCCACTTGATAGTGCAACATTAATACCAGTTATATCTTCCAAAGTATCACTCCAAGCATTAGGGTCTAAATTCAATCCAGTTTGTCGCATCTTCATTCGCAAAATATCACGTTGAAGGAGAGAATTTACTGTAGATAAACTACTCAAGTTACTGCTGACTATGTCATTAATTAATTTAACTTGATGAACCGATGCAGCATTGACTGCACTGTCTGATGTTAATGAGTTTTCTACAGTTGTAACAGTATCTTGTGCAGGGATGCCTAAAGCAGTGATATCAGCCTTTACTGCAACTGCAACTTTACCACCAGAACCTTTAAGAAGCCCAGTTAATACTGTGTCGGTTGTAGTACCAACGCTATTAGGCCCCACATCACCTTGTACACCTTGGCTACCCGTTGTACCAGTATCTCCCTTAACACCTTGTATGCCTTGGGCACCATCGGCTCCTGTGTTTCCAGTATCACCTTTAACACCTTGAATACCTTGAATACCTTGAATACCTTGGATACCTTGAGAACCTGTTGTACCTGTAGCACCATCTGCTCCTGGGGCACCTTTACTTGCCATTAAACCCCAATAGGTTGCATTTGGTGGAAGGTTTCCTGCTGAAGATGTATGTGATAATTTACAGAAATATGAATTACCTAAATACTCAACTGTGTCTATTTGAGCTACAGTATTTACATATGGGTTAGCAGTAATCCAAGTACCTTGAGGATAATAACCTTTTCCAGTTATACCTTGAATTCCTTGAATTCCTTGCGAACCTGTGGCTCCAGTCTCTCCTGCTACACCCTGGGAACCTGCATTACCTTGAATACCTTGAATCCCCTGTGCTCCTTGTGGGCCTTGCAGTGAACCTAGATTAACCCACTGGCCTTGAATCGTATCCCAGTTGTAAATTACATTTGTTATTTGCGTTCCTACTGCGTAAGCATCTCCTGTTGCTCCAGTGGGTTGTGCTGTCTGCAAAGCAAGTAATGTAGCGTAAATACCTTTAATTGCAAAGGACGCTCCGTCTGCACCATTATTACCTTTAAGACCTTGAGGACCTCCTGGGCCTTGTGCTCCTACGCCCCCTGCTGCACCAGTTAAACCAGTGTCACCTTTGTCGCCTTTGTCTCCAGTAATACCTTGCAGACCTCTTGCTCCAATGTCACCTTGAGCTCCAGTCGCACCTGTGCTACCTGCAGGGCCTTCGACACCTTGGACGCCTGGTACGCCTTGTGTTCCTTGAGATCCTTGAGCACCAATATCACCTTGTGCACCAGGTGCACCTGTAAGACCTATGACACCTTGGCTTCCTGTGTCACCTTTAATACCTTGACTCCCAGAAACACCTACAAGCCCACGGTCACCTTGAGCTCCTTGAATACCTTGGTTCCCTTGGGCACCTTGTGCACCGGTAAGTCCTATTGACCCTTGGGGGCCTTGAATTCCTATAGGGCCTATACTGCCTTGATTACCTTGGACACCTTGGGCACCCTGTGGGCCTTTTACATTTACTACTGACGGGATAACCCCGGCTTGACCTTCTGTGAAGGACATTGTTCCAGAGACTTGATCCACAGAAGGAATAATAGAGTTTCCTTTAAGTCCCTGTATTCCTTGAACACCTTGGGCTCCAGTTAAACCTTGTATTCCTTGTATACCTTGCAACCCAGTTATTCCTGTAATAATAGTTTGTACTCCATCATCGGACACAACTACATTATTAAACTTCAATCTGGATCTTTGAGGAAGCCCCTCTCCTACACTGTTGATTATTAAATGACCACTGGAGCCTGTAGCAAACCAGTCAACTCCATTAATAGTAGTCTCAATAACATTGTCTACATTAAGTCTTAACTGAAGGATATCGTCAGAGACTATAGACTTGTTTACAACTTCAACCACATCGACAAGAATCTCTGCAAGGTAATCCCCCTGGATAATATTCAGATTCCAGAGTTCATTCCACTTTGCTGCAGTGACAACAAACTTGCCAACTTGCGTCTCAGTTTGATTTATATATTTGGGAATGTAATTTATCATATTTCACCTACCTCGCATTCATCATTCGATATACCCACGCCATATTGAGTATCTCGTAGGATACTTCATTCTGGGAGATAAATCTCATTCTTGGGTTATAACCTTTTCCCGAAACGATCATACGGATTTTCCACAATCTCATTTCTGGAAAACCAGAGCCATCCAATGTCCAAGCACCCCAGTCTTGATCGTCCTCTGCCAACATCGTTTCTCCTGGGAGAATCGTTGGATCAAGTAGTTCTCGCTCTAAACTAATCAAGCCATAGTCTGGATTAGCTGGGTCTACTTCTTGGTGCATTACATATTTAAACATATTGTAACGCTGCTCTCCATCTATAAAGAAGTCTGTATAAAACTTCAACGACTCTACAGATGTATTATTGAAAAGGAACTGGAGCTCACGATATCGTTTCTTATTACTGTTCAGTTGATCACGATAACCTGTGTCCCAGAACTGCCAATTTTTAAACAACTTTCTAAGTTCTAAAGCTCCGATTATTTCTGGGAGAAAAGTGGCTGCCGTTGTGAAGACACTTCCGTTAGGGATATATAAGTCTTGTCTAGTCAAGGAATCTTTCTCTAGGAACTGGATTACAGGAACTGTATAAGCCCCTTTAACCACAGAACTCAACTCCATGTACATACCAGACTTTGTCATATCCTGTTGGAAGGAACTCATAATGACTTCACTCTCTAGAGTATAAACTCTCCAAGATCTCGCTAGAGTATTGTATAGTAGCATTACATTTATTAATCTACCTGTGTCGGTTTTGAATACATACACATTGTGTACATCTTCAAAGTCTAGGAAGTTATAGTAATGTACTAACTCAATCCCACCTCTGTAGTCAAATGTACTGTTAAGTATTTCCTTAACGGTATCTTCAAAATCATCTAACATCGCTATGACGTTTTTAGAGATTGGAGCTACCACTAGGTTCTCTGCGTTAAGTTTACTAGGCACTACCATGTAATAGTAATTACCAGACTTAAAGAAAACCATTCCCTTAACAACTTGGATTAAGTGGATATCCCAAGTAGAAATATTCAGATTGCTTTGTATCTTTTTCTTGTACCAACCTAATCCGTCTGGGCTTGGGTTTAGCATAAACAAACTAGATGTGGTAAACACAAGCATAGCTTCATTTACTGGGATACAATGCACGATTGGTTCTTCAAAGATATCAGACCCGGATGGGTATGGGAAATAGCTAGGATCGTTGATATCACTCATAAATAGGGATAGTGGGTTGCTTGGAATCCCCCACAATACCAACCTATTTTTCCAATAAGTCATACCTGCTGCTGTGCTTAGATCGTAGTTTTTCATCTTGGTGTTGTTCTTGTTTTCTTCTTTCAAGAAGGATATACCCATGGCAATAACCTTTTCTGGCATTGTTTCTGGCACACCCCCTATTACTTTAGTTGCAGTCAGCTGAATAATTACGTTAGCTGCAGGAGAACTAAAAGATACCTTTAATTCTGGGAGAGTAGTTAAGGTCAATCGTTCGGTTTTCAATGTTGCGAATGTTGAACTGCCAGAATCTTTCCACTCCCATTTAAAATCATAAACATTACCTGTGTTGCCTGCATAGAATGCTTCAAATGTTAAGTTCTGATTTAACAGTGGGTTCATTACAATCTCTCCATCTGCTCCATAAGGCAACAAACCTAACAGTTGAATTGTACCTGCAAAGTTTGTGTTCTCAAAAGTAAATGGGTTTTCCTTAAGCATATTGTAACCCCACATTACTGCTTCAGTTGGGCTTACTTCTTTAGGCACAAGAGCTTCACTAATATAAGAATCGTCAGTGTGTAGCTTAGTTTGATACAACTTTTTAGTTGTAACAGCCGGAGCTCCTATGGTCTCTTGTCCGAAGTAATAGTACATATTATTAAAAGCGTAACATCCAACTTGTCTTGATATGTTTTCTGTATCAACCAAAGGTAAACCATGGATTGACGCAGCTTCTGGTTTAGTGAAATAGACCTTACCTAGCTTTGTAGAATCAGCCATTTCTTTAAGGAGCATAGGGTACTGGGTTAGATTTGGATCACCTCCTACAACTGGTGCATCTTGCTGCACTGTAGCAATATGGCCCACACCTACATAAAGCTGCGTGTCAGCAATCTTATCTGTTGTAGGTTGACCAATAATAATCTGTCTGAAGGTTTTAGTCGATTCGGCTGAAATCTTACGCCCTGTGTAAAGAGACATAGATTCAGCATACTCCACAGGCACTGCAGCCAGGGACATTCCAAACGACTTAACACGAACACCGGGTCTTGGAGTTAATATAGCTCCAGTGGCATCTGTGTCGTAGTTAACTAAAAGACGAGACAGTCCTTCTGCGATTGGTGCGTTTGAATAAAGCATCCCCAATGTGAATACTTCGTCTACGTTTACCGATCTGGACTGCCTCATATTTTGTTTGTAAGCTACTCCTGTAATCATATTAACTACCTATGTCTTCCCAAGATAATTTAATGACAGCGTCAGAACCCGTCACAGACCCTAGCGTTGTATTATCTTGATACAGTGGGTCTACAAAGTCAATGTAGTCCCGTACCATTTTGAATAAATTATCTTTGTACTCCCAGCCATAAGCTGTAGATGTTGCAATACCTTCCTCGTCAGATGTAAAGTATTTATACGCGGCACCTATACAAACGATGTTACGTATATACTTATCTGGAAAAAAGTTATAATTAGGCCATATTCCTGGGAATGCTGCTTCTGTAAACTCTGTAAGCATTGGGTATTTAGAGTTCATTTGTTGATTTATATCGTCAACTGCTCTATCAAGAAACCTAGACATTTGACCAAATGTTAAGATTTCTCCAGCAAGTAACTCGTTTACTGTGGCAACTATTTGTGTCAGTTGCATACCACACCTCCTATAAATAAAATAGGAGAGGATTTCTCCCCTCCTAATTGTTTTAGTACAATTCTAATTCCCCCGGTGAACCTTCCTGGTTCTCTCGAGAGTTACCCATTCTGGTCTGCACTTTAATATTTCTATTAATATGTGCAATTCTAGAATTGATTTCATCTGCGAAAGTCTCTGGAACGTTGTGTATAGTGCCATCCACTCTTACATATACACTGATACCATTAATCATAACCCTCATGGTTCTGCCAAAGTATGGTGCATACAGTGGTGATACGTTAACCGGTACCAGTGGCTCAGCCTTGTAGACCTTGAGTAATGCTTTCCTGCGAGCCTCGGCTCCCTGCATTGCTTTCTGAGCTGTCAGCTGAACGTCTGGTGGAATTACCTGTGCTACAACTTCTGGGGAATCTGTCTTTTTCTCTGCCATTTAGGTTGCCTCCTTATAAGGTAGCCTATACTGGATTAACCTGTGTTGGAACACAAATGTAATCTACAACTGCTTCAAGTCTAGTTGATCCGAAACCAATTGAATTGATTTTGAAACCAATGGACTGTCTCTGGTCGATAGGATCTAGCACACCAGATGAACCCTTTTGCTTAACATACATTCTAGTCTGGTCTTCACCAGTAAGACCTGTTCTAGTAAGGGCATCCTTACCAATAACAAGTATATGCTGAGCTTTGAATTCAACCCATGCTTCTCCACCACCTTGATTAGCTGTGTTGTATGCTGCGATATCCCAGATCATTTGACCAGGAATATAGGAAGCATCGTCACCAGTTCTGCTATCTTTAACATAGCCATCTACTGCAACTCCTGCTCCACCTACTGCTGCATCAATTGCTACTGAAGCATACTCATAAGTGTCAACGCCAGTTGATCTGTATAGTCTCTTAGTGATTTTTGCGGTCTTAGTGAAATCTCCGTGAGTAGGTACTAACAAAGTCTCATAGAACTCTAAGTCAAACATAGGCACCAGTGAACTGTTGTCATACATTGTCTTAGTAGTGTTATTGATTGTCATGTACTTCTCAACGATAGGATCTGAAATCATATCATAGAAAAATTCCGGTGATGCAATTACATGGTATCTTCCGTTCAATCTTGGCTTAACAAGAGCCTTTTTCAAGGACAAAGTGATAAGTCTAAGGTCTGCGATTGACGGAATAGATGCTACTGTAAGAGCTTCAAAGTTAGCTGCCCCACCTGCATAGTATTTCTGTGCGATTGAGAACAAAGTTTCCTTAGCTAAAAGGTCTAATGTCTCCATTGCTACAAGAGAATACTCTCTAGTGTAATGAGCAACAACAGGGTCTACTACTGCGAAATCTACTTTATCAGTAAATTCCATGTAACGACCATATTGGTGAGCGTGCAATTCATACTTTTCTACAGATCCCTTATCTGATTTAGGAGGAACTCCCTCGTCAAGAGGAACTGTATGAGCCTGCAATGGTGCCCATCTTCTAACCATTAACTTGTCTGCCTTCTCCTGGATAGGGGAAACGTCAGCAAGTCTGAAATAAACATACTGAGACGCATCATATCTGATGGTGTCCAACAGCTGTTTTGAATAAAATACTTCTGGGTTTACAACGCCTGCTCCAGCGTTATTAGCCATTTCAACCCAAGAGTTGATATCAGCTACGGGGTTTAATGCGTTTAAAGTTGCCATGGATAAATCCCTCCTTCATTGTTTTCACGTCACTTTACAAGTCTTTGAAAAGTGCGTCTAAACCTTTAACTGTGTTAATTGGTGTTCCTGGGGGTGTTCCTTTGCCGGTACCATTGGTTGGTTCAGTTGAATGATTGGTTACATTCGCTAATCGTGCAGCCTCTTTTGCAATACCTTCTTTTCGTGCGTTCTCCATGAGTACGTCATGATTTTGGAGTATGTACATTGAGGGTAGGTCTATATCCATTTCATACGGATTAATACCTACATTTTTTAGAGACTGTGCAAAATTCTGAATGCCCGTTTCATCTAACTGGAACTTTTTTGCAACGGCAGCGAAACCTTCATTGGTGGCATTCCTTCTGACCTCGGCCTCTCGGGATGCTCTATCTGCGTCGCTTGCATCTAGCCTTGCTAAAATGTCTACGGGGATATTCTCTTTCTTGCTTTGAGCTTCCAGTATTTTAGCCTGGATAGCCTGGGCTACTTTCTCTGGGTCTTTTTCGTCCAGTCCTAGTAGTTTAGCCATTCCGTCTACTGCTTGTTTGTAGGATTTGTTCTCTACTCTCATAGCAGCAAAGGCAGCTTCGGCTTTGCTTACATCTACTGGTTTTTCTACTGCAGGTGGCTCTGTTGCTGTTCCCGGTTCTGTTGCAGGTGGCTCCGTTGCTGGTGGCTCTGTAGCAGGGGGTTCAGTTGCAGGTGGCTCAGTCGCAGGTGGTTCTGTTGCAGGTGGTGTCTTATCCTCCACTTTTGGTGCAATACCAAATGTTTCAAGTAAGAAGTCTGCTTGTTCTTTTCCGTCCATCTACCATTGTCTCCTTTCGTGTGTACCGGCGAGTACACGGAGTGCCAGGATTACGCACAATTAAGGTTGTGGAACCTATCCTTTGCTACCTTAAGTATAAACTTAACAATAAAATTTGTCAACGATTTAACACTGCTTTTAAATAAAAAAAGCACCCGTAATGGGTGCTCAATTTTAGCCTATAATACGGGGTCTCAAAACACCTGTTACTTGCAGAGCTAATAACAAAGCATTGAATTCCGCCGTAGTAGGATGTAGTGCCTCAACACTATCTGGGGGGCTGTCAGTCTGTCGAGCGAGAGCTGTGTTTGCACGCCCTAGCACTTCATTAATAGCACCCACCATATCTTTTGCTGATGTGTCTAGTTTAGCAACTACAGTAAAATCGTCCGTTGTAATACTCTCCAACGGAGTCTGGATTCTTGCAGGGAATCCTGCACGGGAATCAAACATAGGGGATCCTCCTATTCTATCAGAAACCCATCGTTCTGATAAGTTAAGTATATTCTTAACACTAAAATTTGTCAATAAAAGAACACCCCACAACAGGGTGTTCCTAAGAGAATTATGACACACTGCACGCACAGTGTTTTTGCTTAAGTTGGCATCATTCCTGCTGGAGATAGTCCTGGCATTCCTGGTGCTGGCATTCCTGGGTTTACAATCGGTGATCCTGCAGGAGATGCGAATCCAGTCATGTCTCCACCCGGAGGTGCAACCAGACTTCCTGGGTCTTCCATCATTCCGTTACGTTTAGCTTTTAGGGAATCTGCTACAGCCATGATTGCTTCATCTGGGCTCATTCCATTCTTAACAAGCTCTGCGTATTGGAACAACACTTGACTTACTTCTTCCTGTGCATCCTGTAATCTCTGGAGTCCCATTCGTTCCATCATGAATTCCTTCATTGGGATATCTTGGAACATCAACCATTCTTCCTCTGTGATTAACTGGACAGCTGAACCTTCCTGTTGATATTGCATCTGTTTTTCCATGATCATATTTGCTGCGTTCATTAATCTCGCCTTAGTTCTTGGTAGTTCTGAGCTGATATTAATCTCATAAGCAAATATGGCGGCGTCAGTTACTTGACTGAACGGTACAGATACAGTTTTCTTTTCTAGCTTTCCTGGAACTTGCACGATGTATTCTCTATCTGGGGAATACTCAATTAAGTTAGCTAGTATCAGATGGGTTAAGTGTTTTGAGTAAGTCTCATAGTTACGAATCTTTGGCACGTCTATCGTAGTTACACGATTCAACATTTCCTCGGTTCCTCCTGTGGTAATTATACTACCGGTGTCACGTCCGGTGTATCTACCATCTACGCCACTTACTAATTCTATGTTCATCATCAAATCCTTACGCATGAACGGAATACCCGGGCCTGCTGATGGGAACTGGTGATAGTACACTGCTTTTTCTGGGAAACCATTAACAGTAAAAGTTCTGTCAGCTTCATCCCCATGCATAGCAAACGCTTTGACGTTCAACCCCGATTGGTTGTTTATAAACTTCGGAGGTCTCTGGTTCTTATACTCTGCTGTCAGAGAAATAGAATCCAGGATGTTGTATGCTATGGCATTGGATAAGATCTTGGCTGAAGGGCTAATACCTACAAGCATCCCCGGAGCTGGTAAATTACAATACAGCTCAGCTATCGGGAACGTGTTTGGTTTAATGTCTTCCTTGTACATCAAGATTTCCTGCATGTTTAGTACATGAATCTCGTGTACTTTATCTTCCTTGTAAATCCAGAAGATTGTCAGCTCATAATAACCATCTGTGGAAGTTGGTGTCTTAACCCCGGTTGCTTGTGGCATCTGGCTGGAACTAGCTGCACTAATTCTAGCTTTTGCTGTTGCAAACTTTTCCTTGTACTTCGGCGATCTTGCAAACACAGTCTCGTGGAAGCTCTCGGTGTAACAGCAATGAGCTGAAGTTTTAAGTGATTCTGCAAACGGGTCTCTCATAAACTTCAACGGATCGAGGTTCTTAAGAACTACATTCTTCTTGAACATCGGGTTGGTGGCTCCAATTACATTTTCAGACCAACCTACTTGGGTGTACCCTACATTTAAAAGTGAGGCTCTCTCGCCTGCCTTATATTGTAGGTCTCCTACCTCAGCACTGGCCCAAATCGAATCAAGTGCAAGATTAACATTTGTAACTATCTGCTTATCCCGTTCTCCAGTAGGAGTTACACTAGCACTTTTGACAACAGTGTACAAACTGGCCAAGATGTTTTCCTTAACATAACTGACGAAGTTACTGTCTGGCTTAACTTGATAAGCTGGAAACTTTGCTCCGATTGCTCTCCAAAAATCTGTCTTATCAATAGCATCCAATAGAACCATCCTACGATGTTCGGGTGCGTACTGGGCCAACATGACATTCTTGGTCTCTTGTAATTCACCAACGGTGTAGCGATTTGTATCTTCTTTTTTATCTGCCATCGTTATCTCCTTCCATTATGTCATGTACAGTTTTCCAGACTGTCTCCATAGGGTCAACCTTTTCCTTATAAAGTTTCTCCAACTCCGGGTCTTCCTCAAGTGGTGTGTATGTGGAAGTTGGTTTCGGGGTTGTGTCTTTATATTGACTTTCAATGATATGGTTGTGGAAATGTCTCAGCTCGATCTTGATTGCCCTACCTGTGATAACCGTTACGGTCAAAAGAACTAACAAAGCCAGTATAAGATAATCTAACATAATATTTACCCTCCGTTATAACTATAATTTATTGTCCCAAATGGGGTGGCTGCATCTTCGTGATAAGCTGTAAAGTCATCCTCGGATAATGCATGGATGTAGTATTGTGCTTCTATATCGGTTTCGATGGTAACATCCTTACCCATCTTATTGTAAATACCGTAGATTAACTTGGATGGATCTGCAGGTAACTCCATGGTTATCCACTCCAGA